CACATTAAAATATAAATTTGGTGGGGGTTCATTAGTTTCTATTAGTGGAACAGAAGGAACACATAGCGTATATATAACTAATGATGCTACTGTTGATAATTTTCAATTCGTTTCAACAGCAGGTTGGTCAGGTGATATAACTAATATATCTCTAAAACAAGTAGACCATAATAATAGGTGGAGTTTTAGTAATGTTGGTGGAACTCACGGGTGGAGAATAGCTGATGGTAAAGCGATATGTGATACAAGTGCTGCTACTAAAAATAGAAATATGACGTCAAGTCTTAGCTTAGATGGTAGCAAAGATTACAAATTAACTTTAGATATTTTACAGTCTGCTGACAATATTACCGTATATGTAGGAGGTACAGCGTTATCTACAACATTGCCAACAGGTGAAAACTTAGGATATGAATATTATATATCTTCGGCAGACCATAGTGGAGGCGCACTTATGTTTTACGCGGGGAGTAGCGATTTACAAGAAATTGACAACGTATCAGTAAAAGACATTACATTTAGTACAGATGTAGATTTAGCTAGAATAAACTATGATAGTAATGGAGATAATGGTCATATATTGTTAGAGCCTACTTCTACTAATCTTGTTACTTATAGTGAAACATTTGAAAATTGGACTGAACAAAATTCAAGTGTTACAACTAATACAACTACTTCTCCAAGTGGAGAAAACAACGCAAGTAAGTTAGTAGAAAACAATGCAGACAATCAACATAGAATAGACTTTACTTCTACAAGTTCTGCTTCAACTGTTACTTTTTCTGTATTTCTTAAAAAAGATGAAAGACAATACGCTTGGACTAGGATTGGCTCAAGTGGTGCGAGGTTTGACTTAGATAATGGTAATATTTCTAACATTAGTGCAGATATAACTGCTGATTCTATAAATTATGGAAATGGTTGGTATAGATATATAATTACTAAAACAAGTGCATCAAGTAATGAAATATGTAGAATAAACTCATTAGAATCTCTTAGTCAAGGAGATTATCAAGGAGATGGAACGAGTGGTATATATATATGGGGCGCACAACTAGAAGAACTATCCTACGCTACATCATACATACCAAATCACGGAACAGCATTAGGTGTTACAAGAGCAGCAGAAACACTAACAGGTAGTGGTAATAGTACATTAATAAACTCAACAGAGGGTGTGTTATATGCAGAGATAGCTGCTTTGGCTGATGATGTAGATGGCTTTAGAGTTTTAGGAATTAGTGATGGTGGAGCATCGAACAGAGTTTTTATAGGCTACAATGATAGTAATCAAATATATGCAAATATAGGAACATCTACATTAGTTGGAACACAATATACACCAACTAACGCAAGTAATTTTCACAAAGTTGCTTTAAAATATGAAAACAATAATTGTAAGTTTTTTGTAGATGGCACACAAATAGGTACTACATTAACAAGCATAACTATCCCTAGTGGTATGAATAGTTTACAGTTTAATAGTGGTGCTGGTGGTAGTGTATTTTATGGCGATTGCAAAGCACTAGCAGTATTTAATGAGGCTCTTGAAGATGACGAACTAGAATTACTAACAGGTGTAACTAATTATAATTCTTTTAACGAATTAGCATCAGCTAACGGATATACAATAATATAATGGGAAAAGGTATAGTAAAATTAGGTGAAGGTAACTGGGCAGTTAAAGATGGTAATCTATTGGCTGCTAAAGAAACCAATAGTAGATTTAAGAATGCAGAGTTTACTGTTACTAGAGGTAGCGATGCAACTTATGTTGGTCGTGATGGTTTGATTAAAAATACGTCTAGTAATATAGAGTCAGAGGTTTTTATAAATCCTAATTTTGATACTACTATACCACTAGGAATCTCTGGCTCAGGTTGGAGTGATAGCGGTAGTGGTGAAGTAGCGTTTTACAATGGAGGATTAAAAATGACTGGAGAAGGAGCTGGTACAACAAAAGCAAGAGCTAGAGACGCTTCTCATTCATATTCAATTTTAAAAACAAGTAGGTTGTATGAGTTGACTTATGAAATAAAAAGTATTAGTTCTAAAAACAACACTTTAAGTTTATATATGGCTGGAAACACTCATATTATTACACAAAAAAGCGTAGGTACACATACTATTTTAGTTGCTTCAGGAACTGATGCAAATAAAATATTTCAATTTCAATGGTATCAAACTGACAACGAATCTATAGTTTTAGGTAATGTATCTTTAAAAGAAAGTTTAGTTGTTAATGGTAGTTTTGACGCAGATAGTGATTGGAATACAGGTAGTGGCGATTGGACTATATCAGGTGGGTCTGCGTCAACTACCAACGGAAATAATAATTTGCATACAAGTAATCCCGTGGCATCTACGACAGGCTTACTATACAAAGTTACATTTACGTTGCAAAATGTTAGTCAAGGATATGTTACGGTAGGATTGAGTAGCTTAACTTCAACTCAATTTAACTCTAACGGCACATATACTATTTATATAGAATCAGATGGTAACAGATATTTATATTTTAAACCTTATGGTTTTACAGGCTCAATAGACAACGTATCAATATTTAAAATAGATAACGGAGCTTTACCTCGTATAGACTTTACAGATAATACTGATGGTCATTTATTGCTTGAACCACAGAGTACAAATCTTATTACTTATAGTGAGGATTTTAGTGAGTGGACTTTTTTAGGCAATACAAATATAAATGCAACAAATATAACTAGTCCTAGTGGCGAAAATAATGCCACTAATATTACGGGTTTAAATGGTAGTGGTACAAATGATTTAAGAAAGCAGCTCACATACAACACGGCAAATAAAACTTTAACTTTTTCAGTTTATTTAAAGGGTAGTGGAACATTAAGGTTTCAGATGTCTAATGGAATTGACCAAGCGTTTCAAAACGTAATTACCCTAACCAATCAATGGCAAAGATATAATGTATCAGGAACTTTTAATTCAACATCTGTATCTATCTTTTACTTAGTAATAGATGACCACTCAGGTTTAACGGCAACTTCTTATGATGTATGGGGCGCACAAGTTGAAGAACTATCCTACGCAACCTCTTACATACCTACTAATGGCTCAACAGTAACTAGAGATGCAGAAACTTGCAAAGACGCGGGCGAAGCTGCTGACTTTAGTTCTGAAGGAGTGTTATATGCAGAGATAGCTGCTTTGGCAAATAGTGGAACTTGGAGAGAAATAAATTTAGACGATGGTTCTACCAATAATGCAGTAGAAATAAGATACAAAACCACAGCAAATCAATTTCAATTTGTTGTAAGAAATGGAGGGACTGCTGTTGTTTCTCCAACAGTTACAATTTCAAATCCTACAGAATTTATGAAAGTAGCTTTTAGTTATAAAACTGATGACTGCAAAATGTATATAAATGGGGTTGAAGTAGCAACTGATACAAGTGGCACTATGCCTAGTGGACTTAACAATTTATCTTTTGATTGGGGTGGAACTAACCCTTTCCATGGTAAATGCAAAGCCATAAGAGTATATAAAGAAGCATTAAGCGATAGTGAATTAGTAACACTAACAAGTTTATAAAATGAATAAAATAGGAAAATACGAATTTAATAGTTCAGTACAAGCAGATGATATGATAGCTGCTTTAGGAACAACAACAACAGAATTAGGTGATGTAGTGCCTTCGCACAATCATTGTGTAGTTAGACTTGGCTATATTGTTTTAGAGCAAGGCGAGTACAACGAAAGTGGTGAGCAAACAAAAGCACCTGTACTATCTGATAAATACCACGTAGATGTATTGTGGAAAGGTTTAGAGCCTGTTGATGCAGAAGCAGAGGTTTTATCTTATGTTGAGCCTGATGGCTGGTCAGAGTACAGAATAGATTTAGAAGGTAATGGCGTACATTCATTTATGGGTCTTGAATATAAAAATTATAAATTCTAATGGCTAATACAAATGACTTATACAATGCAGCGTTAGGTCAATATGGATCTGCATATTTACTTGCATCTTCAGGTGTGTATGATGCAACACCTAACGATTGCACAGTATATGTTATTTCTATAACCATGTTTGAAGATACAACATTTGCAGCCTTACACAATTTAGACGGCAATATAGGTTCTATATCTACAAGAAGCGATGAGTTAGCGCATGACACAGAGTTTGGTACAGCAGTACCAGCAAATCAAATAACACCATCATATGTATTTCCTAAAGGTGTTACTATTTACGGTAAATGGGATTATGTTAGAGTAGCAACAGGATCGTGTGTATGTTACATAGCTCCACAAGGATCAAAGTTAATGGTATGATGGGTGTTATGAATACATTATTGACTCCTGACTATGTTTTTGAAGACATAGTATACATTGACCCATTAACTGTGTCTGGATTACTTACATGGCACGAAAGAGATAATCAATTTGTATCTGGTTCTGATGTAAGAAGTTGGCCAAATCATAGCTCACTGTCTGCTTCTTACGATTTGTTTTCTCCGTCATCAAGCACACAGCCACAAAAAATTGGAAACAAAGTATATTTTGACGGCACTCACATATTGCAAATGACTACAATAAATTTGCAAAAATTTACTATGTTTTTAGTAATAGATCCTGATGAGTCACAAACATTGTCTAATGACGGTGTAATTGGTAGGGCTTTAAATGACTTAATAAAAGTATATAGAGGATCTAGTCCAACTAGAATTAGTTTTAGATTTAATGGCGTTAATTACGATATTAATGCATTATCACAATCTTATCCAAGTGGAGAATTTGTAATGACTGTTGTTAGGGATGGTACAGGAACTATAACTGTAAGGTTTAATAAAACACAAGTTGGTACTAGAAACTCTTTAATATCAAGTATTTTTGATGTTAATCAAATAGGAAGTGGTACTTACAGCGGTGTACAATACAATGGTTACATAAATGAATTATTAATATACAATGGCGATTTATCTAGTAGCGATATATCTGACATTGAAGACTTTTTAATAAGTAGAATATAATGGCTACTGATAAAGAAATAGCAGTAATGCAAATGCGCATGGATGAAATAGATAAAAAGCTAGATAAGATGGATCAAAAATTAGATATGCTTACTGAGCATTTATTAAATCCAGACAATGGTGTAACCGCAAGAGTAAATAAAAATACGTCTGCTAGAAAAGTACTAGTAAAAGCTATATGGGTTTTGTATGGTATAGTAGCAGCTGCTTTAGCTAAAATGTTTTTGGGCTCATGATGCAAAAAGATTTTACTATATCTATTGGTAATATAATATGGATAATTGGTATTATATTTACTATGGGTATAGCTTATAGTCAAATAGGTCAATTAGAAGAAGACATACAGGTTTTAGATCGTAGACTAGAAAAGAAAATAAAAGTCATTAATGAAAATGATGATAGAATTATAGAATTAGAAAAAGAAATAGCTAAATTAAATGGCTGTAAATAAATCAAAATATTATTACGATTATACTAGAAATATGAAAGATGATGAAGCTTTAAATGTTTGTTGTGGAAAACCTTTGTGCACTTGTTGTGATTCAGAAGGCATATGTTTAAAAGAAAATTGCGAGTGTCATGCTCCTAACGAAAATGATGCAAGTTTTTTTGAAGCATGGACTAAAAGCTTAGAAGAATCTGAACAACCTAAATGTGATATAACTAATCAAGAAGATTGCGAAAACTGTGGCTCTTAATATATTAAATGGATTGTTTAGTAAAGTATTAGACAATGCTGAAGGAATTTTAGATAAAGTAATTACAACTGATAAAGAAAGAGATCAGGCTAAAATTGAATTACAAAAACTTTTATTAGAAGCAGAACGTGAAGCTTTTGCTAAGGAAGTAGAAGACAGAAAGTCTGCAAGAGATATGTATAAAGATGATGCTATTATACAGAAAATACTTGCAACACTATTTACTGTAGCTTATTTTGGAATAAGTTATGTTATGTTTAATTACTTTGTAAAAGGTACTATTAATCTTGGTGAGTTTGAAATTACTTTTATTTCTAGTATCTTTGGAGCAATGTCAGCTAAAGTTAATACTATTATTGACTTTTTCTTCGGTGGGAGCAGCAAAAAGAATAATACTGAAGTAAAATAAAATGGCAAAAACACCTGCATGGCAAAGAAAAGAAGGTAAGTCTAAGTCTGGTGGACTTAACAAAAAAGGTATTGCTTCTTACAGAAAAGCAAATCCTGGTTCTAAGTTAAAGTCTGCTGTTACTACAAAACCTTCTAAGTTAAAAAAAGGATCTAAAGCTGCTAAGCGTAGAAAATCTTTTTGTTCTCGTATGAAAGGAATGAAAAAGAAACTTACGTCTGCTAAAACAAGAAGAGATCCTAATTCAAGAATTAATAAATCATTAAGAAAGTGGAACTGCAATTCAGGTTGTCGTTACACACAACACGATTAATTATGGCTAAAAAATTCAAACCACATATGATGTATAGTAGAGCTGGTAAGGGTATCAAGGCTAATACATATGCAAAGCACATGGAATTAAAAAAGAAGGGTTACAAACACACAAAACCTAAAAATAAATAAAATGGCAAAAGACGCATGTTATCATAAAGTAAAGTCAAGATATAAAGTATGGCCTTCAGCTTATGCAAGTGGAGCTTTGGCAAAGTGTAGAAAAAAAGGAGCTGCTAATTGGGGTAATAAATCTAAAAAGAAAGCGGCGCAAGGAATGAGGTTCCAACACGATTAATTATGGCGGTACGTAAAACAGCGAAAGGCTTAGCTTTAAAAAGATGGTTTAAAGAAGACTGGCGAACTCCGTCTGGTAAAAAAGATTATAGTGGAGGTGAAAATACTTTTAGACCTACTAAAAAGGTTAGTAAAAAAACGCCTAAGACTTGGAGTCAATTAAGTAAAGCAGATAAAGCTAAAGCTAAAAGAGAAAAAAATAAAAAAGGTAGAGTTAGTAGATACTCTAGTGGAGGTAATTATAGAGGACAGATGTCTAAAAAAAATATGTGCTGTTGTGGTGCAAGAATGTCTAGATTAAATGAACAACATTCATAAAGATAATATCGAACAACAAGAGTTAAATATAGCAATGAATAATGCTTATGATATTCTTATGGGAGATGTTACTTTAGATGATTTACTAACTACAAAAGAAGGATCGGTTTATTTAGCATTTCATCCAGAAGACATACAGTCAGATGAAGGTTGGAATGATACTATAAATCAGTTAATAGATTATTTTATAGAATTAGAAGAGTACGAAAAGTGTGCTGAATTAAAATCAATTTTATAGTGCCTATAATAACTACAATAGATAACGTGCCTTTATTTGACAATGTTCAAGAGGCATTAGATTATGGAGCTACACTAGGTTTAGTTGGCTATCATACTCATGTATATAATGGTCAATTAGGCTATATGGCTGGTACAACACACGGACAAGCTGCTACACCATCTTCTGGTTTTGAACAAAATATACCTAGTAATGAAGATAATTCCTATTAATTAATTATATTTGTAAAAAAATAATAAGATGGCACAAAATTATACATTTAATGGTAGTTTAAATATAACGGCTTCATCTGGCACAGGATATAGTCAAGCCCAGTCTTCTAATTTCTCGTTAAATATTACTGGTGTTGATCAAATTGCATCAGGACGTATTGATGTACCAACAGGTTCAGACGCAACAATTATGTCTTCTCCTGGTTATGGTAAAATAATTTACGTTAAAAACATGGATGATACTAATTACGTAACAGTATATGATGGTGCATCTAGTGATAATGATGTTATTGGCGTTTTAGAGCCAGGTGAATTTTTATTTACTATTATTAGAGGAGCAGGAGCAACAACAGCTCGTGCAAACACAGGAGTTGTAACAGTTGAATATTTTGCTGTAGAAATAGATTCAGCAGCATAATTTTAAAAATTATATAAAATGGCGACACAAGCACTAAACGTACAGGTATCAGGATCTTTTACATTAACAGATCAAAACGGTAGTATTGTATTTTCTTTTAATCCTAGTTTTATATCACAATCTCATACTACAGGAGAATCTTTAACTACAGGTGAAGTTTTAGTAGGAACGGGTGATGATCAAATAAACTTAGCTAATTTAACAAATAAAGATAGACTTTATACTTTTGTAAAAAATGTAGATACAGATTATGCTATATCTGTTAAACCTGACGGAGATATTATTGCAGATTTAAAACCAGGAGAAGGATTCTTTTCACCAGTTAAAATTGATGGTGTAGGAGATGCTTCTAATAATTTGGATTTAGATGCTGCAACAGCTGCACAAAAAGCGCAGTTTTTACTTTGCGATGCGCTAGACGCATAATATGAAACTTAAAGTATTAAGGTATAACTCAGAAGCAGACTCTACTAACGGTCTGCTTTTTGAGGTTAATGATTTGGGTAATCAGTTTTTATGTTATACTTTAGAGGACGAAAAAAGAGTTTTAAAAGTTAAAGGTGAAACAAGAATACCTGCTGGTATTTATAATATTGAATTAAGAAAGGAAGGTGGATTTCATAAAAGATACTCTAAAAAATATTCTGATATACACATTGGTATGCTTCATATCGTTGATGTGCCTGGTTTTGAGTTTATTCTTATACATACTGGAAATACTGATGAACATACTAGTGGCTGTCTTATTGTTGGAGATTCCCAAGAAAACAATACCATTATTAAAGACGGATTTGTTGGAAAAAGTGTCAATGCGTATAGACGAATTTATCCAAAAATTGCAAAGGCTATAGATAATGGTGAGAAGGTAACAATAGAGTATATAGATTACGATGGCAGAATATGAAAAAAATAGAAGCAGATACGAGACAGATAGAACTCGTAAAATTAGTGAAGTAGAACTTGACAGATCGGGTTCTCGTTTTATTCCAAAGCCATCCTATTCACCAGTATCTTCACAAGTAACAACATCTTCAAGACCAGCACCACAAACACAAGGCTCTCAAGTCACGCCTAATCAATCAACGGCATCATCTGTATTAAGTCCACAAACACCTACAGTTATAGTAAATACAGAAGATACACAAGGTGGTGGTATTAATATTTTTAAAAATGTTTTGTATACTACAGAAACAGGTAGTAGTTTTTTAAAAGTATTTGATAGTAATACTGATGGTACATTAAGAGATATTTTGTTTGTAAATAGTAATACAACACAAAATCTTACATTTAATTTATTACTTTCAAGAGTTGATATAAAAACAATTACAGCTAAGTATCCAAATCAAACTATAATAAATTCTAAAGATACTGTATATCTAGCAGCTAATATGTTATTAGCGCAAGCTGGTACAGCACCAAGTAATCCTAAACAGCTGTCATTATCTGAGATAGTTGGAACTACACAAAAAATTATTTCTGGTAGTAAACCATTTTATTTATATATTTACAAAATAGCTGATCAAGGTCAGTTAGATGTAACTGTATTAAAATAAATTATGGAATACGAAAATAAACTGCCAATTTGGATAACAGATTGGACTTTTGAAATGCCTAGAACTAAAGTTAAATATGTAGCAAAAGACGTATTTGCTAAGGGTTGGACAGAAGAAGAGATAATTAACAATGCTATGTTAGTAAATAAAGCATTAGACAAAATAAAACTAAGAAAAAATAAATATAAATTGAAAGTCAAAAATGTTGACTTAAAATCACAGCATGGCTACGGACCAAAATATGAGAATGAAAAATTATTCCAATGATTAATGAACAAATAAAAGAATATTTATTATCTAATCCAGAAAAGTTAAACAAAGACTATCATCAAACAGCAATACTATTTGATACAAATTACGAAAAAGTACGTAGTATAGCTAGAAGATTACGTGGTAAACTAAAACCAACATCTAAAGAAAAGACATCCTTTGAGGAAAACAAGTTAGGAGCAATAGCTACATGCGAAGATAGCAATAGAGTTAAATCGCTAGATGACCTTTTAAAAGCTTGTAAAGTAGATACAGAAGTATGGTATGTAGAAAGATATGATATTGGTACATATGAGGTTACAGGCTTTGATAAGGCTAAAAGACCTATAACAGTACCAATGTTCAGGACAAAAGCTTGGTTAAAAAAGATTGATCCTTTGCTAAACATAGGGAAAATAAGAGAGGAGCTAGTCAATGACTTAGTTCCTCTTTTTAATTCTAAGCCACATAGTATATTAAGACCAGATAGTTATAAAGATGATGATCCACATTTACTAGAAATTAATGCTTGTGATTTACATCTTGGTAAAATAGGTATAGACGGAGACGAATATAGTTTAGAGATAGCAAGAGGACGAATGATAGATGCCTTAACCCATTTAGTCAAGAGAGCTAGTGGATACTATATAAATCAAATATTATTTGTAGTAGGTAACGACTTTTTAAACTCTGATGGAGATTGGCCTATTGTAAGTACTACTAAAGGAACACCGCAATACAATACTGACAAAGGTATAGAAGTGTATAGAGCAGGAAGAAAGTTGATAGTAGAGTGTATACAAATGTTAGTAGAGTATGCAGATGTACATGTTAGTGTAGTTCCAGGTAATCACGACAGAGAGTCCATGATGCATATAGGTGATGCTTTAGAAATGTTCTATTCTGAACATAAGAATGTTACTGTAGATAATAGTAACTCTATGATGAAGTCTTATATGTATGGTAAATGTTTAATAATAAATGATCATGGCGATGGCCCTAAGTTAAATGATTTACCAGGTATTGTTTCTCAAAGATATAGAGAAATATGGAGTGAGGTAAAATATGTTGAAGTTCACCGTGGGCATTTACACACAAACAAAGCATATAAAATGCAAGCAGTAGAAGAATTAAATGGTCTTACTGTACGTAATTTATCATCTATGTCAGCTACAGACGAATGGCATGATATGAAAGGCTATGTAGGCAACATTAAAAAAGCCTCTGCATTTGTTTGGAGTAAATACAACGGTGTGCAAGCCAAGTTAAACTATAATGTTAAAGTTAACTAAGCTGAATAACAACTAAACTACTCATTAATTTCAGGCTCAAGAATATTGTAAATTTTTGGATCAATATCCTTAATCTTTCTGTACAGTTTTCTAGCTTCACGCTTTGCGTTTTCTCTAGAAGTTTTACTTACGTCTGTACCAGTAGCTTCATTAATAATTATATGAGCTTGTTTAAGTAATTTGTGTGTTGTCTTTTTCATTTTGAATTGTTTATAGCTAATAAAGCTTTATCAACCTTTTTAAGTTGTTTAACAAGCCATCTTCTGTAAGCAGTTAATCTTCCTTTATAAGTCATATTAAAATATATATCTAATTGTGTTCCAAGGTATTATTTGGTCATGCAAATCTACAAAAGATTTTATACATAAACTTTTTATATCTCGTTTATATCTAATATTTTCACCACCATATTGTGATGTTTTCGTTTCTTGTATTTGTGGCGCCCATAAATGATCCTCGCTATTAATAAGTCTAGAAAGGTTTGTTATATGTTTTTTGGCGTTATGTGTCAAGAATATAACCTCAGCTTTTACAACATCTTTATATTCTACATAATTATCCAGCATAACAAAAAGATCTTCGTAGTCTTCAAGCCATCCTTTATATAAAATAACAGGACTAAAGTTTACGTGTACATCATATCCTGCATCTATAAAAGCGTTAATAGCTTTAATACGATCAATTATTTTAGACGTATTAGGTTCGTGTATATCAGCCATTTTTTGTGGCATTAAACTAAACCTTATACGTATTTTACCTTCAGGATTATATGTACATAAATCAGGATTAACATATTTAGTAGCAAAACTACCCATAGCAACAGGATGTTCTTTGAAAAAATTAAATATACCTTCCCAGTCATGATACTTAGCGTGTAAAGCAAAGTCTTCATTACAGCTTATATCGTATGTTATGTATTTAGGATGTGTTTGATTTGGTTTATCAACGCAAGCAAAATAAGCATGGTTGTTTATACTTGTTAGTATATCTTCAGAATTTGTAGCAATACTCAATCCAGTAGGTTTGTGTCTTTTCATGTAGCAATAACTACAATCATACAAACATCCGTGTCCGAAACTAGGGCTAATAAAATCAGTTGATCTACCAGACTTTCTGATTTTAAAAGTTTTCCTAGTGTCCTTTGTTATCATGATAGTTTATTTTTAATGAATGTAATTAGCTCATTCATCTTACGCTTATAGTATAGGTCAAAATCTATGTATGTAGTAATTCCTTCACTATTAGTTTCTTTAGGTTGTTGTTGTTCCCAAAGCACGTATAACACATTACGCAATCTTTGCGACGGTGTTTTTTCTTCAAACTCTCTATCTATAGTAGCAGATTCTACGGCGTCTATTTGTTTTTGTGAAATAGGCATAGTAGATATAACTACGTATCCAGGCTGTTTAAGCATAGAGTACATATGACCTACAACATCAGGCGATAGTTCAGGTGTGCCTATATTAACTCTTACAGTATTGTCAGCCATTGTTCTAATGCCGTCAATACCGCCTTCAAATACAATTGTGTTTTTACTCATTTTCTTTTAATATTTGTAGTTTTATTTCGACCATAATGTCCATCATTTTGTCGTATAAAATATCGACCTCAACGTCGTGTTTGCTTTGCTTTACAATTTCATCATCATATTGCTTAGCAACTTTAACTAAATGATTAAATTTCTTTTTAAGCAAAGATGAATGTACGCCTTTAAGAGCATACAACTGTTCGTTAAAACATCTAAACATTGCAATGCACAATGCTATGTCTACGTCATTTTCATTCATCAGTAATTTGTTTAATATTTGGACTTAAACAAGATGTACATAATGTATCTTTAGTTCTACTTATCCAGTTTTCACCACAGTCATCACAAACATACTCGTATTTAAAATCTATTTTGATTAATGTTTTCATTTTAATCATTTTATCAAATTGATCTTTTGGATCTCTTGGTATATGATCAAACCAAAGTTTGTCTAATAATAAATTAGCCTCCTCTTTAGTTTCTGGGAGGTTATCCATTATTTTATCTCTGTAATCATTATTATAAGGACAGAGTTGTAACAAAGATTCTATCTTATCTATTTGCCAGTATTCTATAGGTTCCATAGTTAAAAGTTGTTAGAGGCCAAAATCCCTGGAGAACCAGGGACTTCGACAACCAACTATGAATACACAAAGGACAGAACTGTCCGAGAAGAAATACAAAGATACAAAATATCTTATTTTATTTCGTTTTCGGAATAAGCTATTTTCAACAATACTAAATAACCTATCAAATCATCGACAGTATCTAATGTATTGTGATTGATGCCTTTGTTTTTAATTCGCATTAACTTATCGTCAATACGTGCAGAAATGCTATCAACAGCGTTACCTTTTGAAAAGATATTGGCTGGTTGTGTTGCTGAGTTACCGTAAGAGTTGTTCTTACTAATTAACAGATCCGTTATCTTCTGTAGCTCCGATCTTATCTGAGCTGTCATCAGATCCTTCCTTTCTATTTTCTTCATCTATGTCGTTCATTCGTTTTAATATATTCAATGCGTCAGGTATCATCATGCAATACTGAAACAATGCGCTTTCTTCTTGGCTATGATCAGCCTTATCTTTTTCATTGTACACTTTGTGTACCCATGTTAGTAACGCAATTTCATGCGCTTTTAATGCTTCTGATAAATTTTCAAGTACTTTATATACAGATAAATCTACTTTCACATCTTTACCATCTACGTTTATTTTCTTTTTAGTGTTTTTTGTTCTATTCATTTGTGAGTTCTTTAACAATTAATTTAATTTTATTTTTTAAACCTTTAATCTCTTCGTTTTGTATTTCAATACGAGAGTCTCTAATAGTAATTAGTTTTCTTAGTTTACTATTGCTTCTAAACAAAGTATCCATAAGTGCATTAGACTTAGCGTCTGGCGTATAAAACAACATGTTGTATAATACCACAGTCTTGTTGTATTTATTTACTAGATCCTTGTCCATTTCACTCAACACATCATAATTTCTTATGGCGTGCAAAGCTGTAGCATGATCTCTGTTAATGCTTTGACCTATTTGTTTTAAAGTAAAGTCACCACATTTACGAGCAACAGAACAATAAACCATTCTTGCATCTACCAATTCTCTTCTTCGAGAGCTAGATGTAAATTCTTGCTTATTGAGATTATTGCTTTCAATGTAAGCATCTAAAAAATCTTCTATTGTATTCATATAATTTTTATTATAACTCCTGGATTGAGTTTGTCGTAACTATAAGCTTCAAACTGCGGTATCATAAATTCACAGTTATCATCTTCTATCCATTTGTTTTTTACCATTAAATCTTGTACAGTCTGCGCAGGATTAATATAATCAAATTTGTGTTTTGATCCTCTTATGAATGTGAAAGAGATAGTGACAGGAAATTTCTTCCCTGCCACCATTTCTTTAAAAACCTCCCTATTGTCAATGTACTGTTGGTTAGTATCTTTGATATATTTCATAACGGTTTTCGAGTTGATTAACATCTTACCCGTCCATCGTTTTGAATTTTTACTGGAAGGCACATTCCCTGCTATAAATATTGACATATTCTTGTGAGTTCGTCACAAAAATACTAAAATATTTAGAATGGCAAGTTTTCATCATCATCACTTTGCATGACTACAGATGATTGACTAGGTTTATGTAGATTAACAAACTCCTGTTCATCTTTAGGTGAAATAGGTTTATTGTATTTAGCATCGTACTTAATTTTCATTCCGTCTTTGCTAGACCATCTATACCTTACAGCCTTTCTTTTTACAGGCTCACCATCTTTAAGAGTCATATACTCTTCGTAAGTGAAACAAATATTAACCCAAGCTCCAACTGAAGCTTTAATAGAGTTTATGTCATTAGAAAAATCTAATACACCACAGTTTGTGAGAAACTCGTGTAGTGTATTCTTTTTCCATTCTTTTGACTTAGGTGAATCTGTATCACGTACAGCCCAAAACTTAGCTCTACCATACTCACCTTGTTCGTTAACAACGTCAAATTCTATATATGGCGCACCATTATAGTTCTGTCTTTGTTGTGAGTTTGACACAGATAAAACTTGACATCTATGCGCACCTTCATTAAAGTACTTTTTATTCTCAACAACTTTACTTGGTTTTACTTGGCAACTTGCCAAATCAAATGCTTCTATACTCATAATTATTTAGATTTTAAATTAGAATTTAATACTTTCAACATATGTTCTGGTATGTCGTAATTAGGCATCTTATCTTTTACAGCATCGCCCTTTCCTGCTTCAATAGCTTTTAGCATATTGTTAAATTTGTCTTCATCAAGCTTTGGTTTTGCTTTTGGCTTGTCTGCTTGTTGATTTATAGCATTTGCAACCTCTTCATAAGAAGCTACTGACGTATCTATGCCAATGCCAAGATTAGACAATGCACGTCCCCAAGCTGATGTCTCGCAATTTTCTACAAAACTTGTTTTGTTAATAAAGGACGAGCCTTCTTTTTCATACGCATGGCCTGTGGCACGTATGTTACCGTTGTCATCAAAGATTGTAGCTTTAATTACACAACGATCATCTGTAAGTTCTACAATGTCAGATGTTAAACACCATCCTTTGTAGTTACCTCTAAAATGTTTAATCCTTTCGTTAACCTCAACGTATTCTTTACCTTTAATGTTAACTGTTTTTAATTTTGTCATTTCTTTCGTGTTTCATATTTATCAAATGTTTCGTGCATCTTTTTACCAGCACGTATCGCAAAAACGATTTTTAAGAACTTTCTAAACATAACAGGTCTACCACGCAATATAATTGCAAAGCCAATTTCGCGAAATACTGATATAAGTATGCGCCTCACTAGCTTCTTATCTAGTCCTAAATCATGTGAAATTTCTGCTATTATTCTCCTTAGTTTTGTGTTATCAGACATGTATAAAAATACAAATATTAATCTAAAAATCTAAAGATTTCTCTTGAAATTTAGTCAATTCACTAATAAAATTTAGTGTAACTGTACCCACACCTATGTTACGGCCTTTAGCAAATATTATTTGCGCTTTGCCTTGTGTAGATTCACCATTTTCATCTTGGTTTATACCATAGTATTCAGGCCTATAAACTAAAGCTACAATATCTGCGGCTTGCTCGATTTCACCTGATTCTCTAAGGTCTGACAATGTTGGTTTGCTTTCAGCTCTATAACCTACACCACGATTTAATTGCGACAATGCAATAATCGTAATATTTAGTTCTTTGGCAAGGTTTTTGAGTGCCCTAGCAACTTTTGAGACCTCTTGCTCTCTGGTTCCTTTTGATCCGACACTCGCTGTGACAAGTTGTAAGTAGTCAACAAACACAAGCTTAACACCGCAGCTATGTACATACTGTCTAGTTTTAGATAATAAATATTTCAATGACGTTTGTTTACACTCGTCAATGTATATGGATTTATCCATAATTTCGCTAGCAGTTTGTTGAACTCTGCGTAAGTCTTCATCGTTAAGCTGTCCATTTTGTATCCATCTTATAGGAATCTCTGATTCTAACGCCACTAGACGCATTATAAGTTGATTTACAGACATCTCGTATGAAAATATTAGTGCAGGCTGTTTAGCTATTTTTACAGCGTTATAAGCAAGATTTAATGCAAGACTAGTTTTACCCATAGATGACGCTGCACCTATTATAACTAAATCTGTTTCTTGCCAACCGCCTGTAAAATCATCCAACGATGAAAAGCCAGTAGTTACACCAATAATACCTTCTGATGATATTCTTTTATCAATGTCAATTAAAAAGTCTTTGATTTGTGATGATATATTAGCAACATCAGTATCTTCAACTACCATTATTTTAGCATTCATCTTATTAATGTAGGCTATAATGTCTTCAATTGGTTCTTGATTTTGAAACTTATTGTGTGCTTCTGTAATTAAAAGCTGTAAGTTTCTTTTCTGTGTGCAAGCATTAAGCTCTGCAATACAGGATTTTACATTATAAAAAGTATTTTCGTGAGTATAAATAGCAGACAATCTTATTCTCTCCTCTCTATTGCAATTCAAAGCAGAAGACATAGATACTAAATCTACATCTTTTTGCTCTGATTGCATCACCAAAAACTGATCATAAACTTTTTTGTGGAATAAGTTTGTAAACATACCCACATTTAACATCTGTGCATTCTCATAATATAATTCAGGATACATCAGAAGCTTAGACAATAAAGCTGTTTCTAGCTCATATGTTATTAATTCATCGTGCATTTCATAAATTTGGGACGTTAAATTTAAACATTATTTTTGATTTCGCTTTCATTCATCATAAATGTTTCACACTCTTCTTTGCATTCAGAGCATTGCCATTCACTACCTTCTTCAAGCGTATATTCATCTTCACCATCGCAAAACACTTTTGCTTGACAACATTGTGATGCTGAATCTGTTTCAAAATAATGATCATGAAATCTTCCTATTGCACCATGTACATTTAAAACACCAGCAAAACACATGCCAGGCTCATCATATTCAAGTTCAAACTCAAGATTAGGATAGTCATCCATAATATTACGCAACCATTCTGTTGGCGGTGCCCATGCTGAATCAAAGCTTACTGAAAAACATTGTGAATCTGATTCATTTATGTATGGTTCACAAGCATCCCATTTACAGCCCCAATTTTCCAAAGACCAGTTATACCAGTCTTCACGATCACCACGAGGTAAAGTTCCCTCAAAAGAAAACTCTTCATCTTTAATGTTTGTGGATTTTTCTACAAAATCTTGTAGTTCAGCAACATATTCTTTTGTGCACGTTACTGTTAAATTATTCCAACACCAATTAGGCATCGTCTTCTATTTTATAGTATTTCATAGTTATCCTAATATGTCTAATTTAGCAATCAATTCTTTTGTATACTTAGCTACAAGTCTTTTTTTGTAGGTCTTAGTTAATTCTAATCTATACTTATGTTCAGTTTCTACTGGTGAAGAACTGTTGTAAAAATTATCTCTATCAGCTGAATACGCTGACTTCCAGTCACCATAATCACTAATATAATCAATATAGCTTGGAAGAGATCCGCCTATATGTCGAACTATATCTTTGTGTATTTCAAACATTTCTTTTGACTTTTGTTCGATGTAATTATCAGCTTTATTCTGTAATTGTCTTTCTATTTCATTAGTGTCTTTCATAATTATTCTTCTTCATTAATTTTAATTGTAAACCAAGATCCAGTAGGTGCGTCATGGTGGTAACAGACTCCTGCAAGTCCATCACCATCCATCCACACATCTGTGCGACAACGTCCATTGTGCATTAACAATGCATCTGCTATCTTTTCAGGATCACTTGATGTCATATATCCCGTTTGTCCACGCCAGTCAGCGTTTTGAACTTCCACGTCCCAAACACTACAACCCATGTCTTTTAATGCATTTATCATATCGTACAAATAGTCTTTGTACTGAAATTCGTCATGCGTTTCTTCGTAGCTTGCTACGTATACTTTGTGATCATTTTTCAATAAATCATTTTGTGAATTATTGTAATCTAGCCATTCATTACTCATAATTATACTTCTTGTAAATTAATTAACATTCCTTTTTCCATTAACTGATTCTCAATGGTTTTAAAAGCTATCAAGTTCTTTTTGTATCCAGAGCCTGTCATAAGATTTTCTTCGCCTTTATTATCAATGTGATTGGTATAATAGGTTACAGCATTAAATAATCCCCACAGGGTATTGCCTTTTGCTGCAAGCTCATGCGACATAGCTTTACCAAAGTTTTCAATTTGGTTTTTCTTACGTGTAGAGTTATCACTAACCTTACTATTCATATCAACTTTAAATATCTTTTGCATAACACTTTCAATGATAGTTTGATCTACAGAAACTCTATTCATCGCTTTGTATGTAAGCATAAGATTATCATCAAGTATTAAGGCTTTTTCAAACTCGTCTACAGCAAACTGTAATCTTTGCGATGCACTCATAGTATGCCTAAACTTAGATAGGTCTTTCATAGCCATGTGAAAGGTGTTAGAACACGATATAACCGTGTTGGTAGAACCAAAACCTATAGAGTGTGAGCCATCATGCGAGTTTAAACAAGTAATATGACGTTTTAACGTGTCGCCATTAATGTTATAATCTTCTAATGATAGTTGGTAGTACACTTTTTGACCTGCAATTCTACCCATAGCATTACCTTTGATGTCACCACCAAATCTCTGTTGTATTCTAACCATAATTTCAGCTAGTTCTGCGTTCTGCATAGGAACGTATCTTTCACCTACAGTACTTAACCAGGCGTTATTATCAGATCTAAATAAACCATAGCTCTGCGTTTGTTTTCCGTCTTGTGTAAATAACGGTTCTTTTTGTACAGACCAAGCTGTGTTAGTGTTGTACAATGTTTCGAAAATCTTTTGATTGTTGTCCATAATATTATTAAATGTGCCCTCCATTTCCGTTAGGCAGTTCGTATAAGTATTCAGTTTCTTCTGTTGTGTCTGACCATCTATTAGTAAGATCACATAATCCAAAACCGTGATTTAATGGACATTTGTCCATATTTTCTGCTAGCTTATCAGCCCATAAATCTTGATGATCACTAAGGTATTGATGTACACCAGTAAAATCAGATTCTTCTAAATTAGGTATATCTATTTCGATAACACCTACTTTGTAAAAAACCTGTCGTTGCAATAATTTAACTTTCATTATAAATAATGTTTAATTGGTAAAGGATCATTTATTTCATCGTAATCTGCTTGACCAAGCATATAATAATCCCATTGTTCAGCAGCTATTTCGCCTTGAAATGGGTTACGATTAGGATCATTTGCTTCTCTAATAAGCTTTTGCCTATTAGTTTCTTTTGGTTTGTTTTCAAACTCATATATTTTTCTTAGTATTAGTTTAAGAGCATTTTTCGCATGAGTTTCAGTCATGTCGTCTACATGAATTTTTTCGCCTTTGGCTGTTGTCCATATGTAAGCTTCTGTGTAATCTTTCATATTACAGGTATTGTGCCTAGTTTTTTATAGTTTGTAAGTATAGCACCACCATCATTACCTTCATCATCCATAGAAGGTATAAGCATACCTCCATCGTCAAGATGTATTACGATTGGTGTTTTATACCACATCCATTCTTTAACCTCTTCTTCAGGCATATATTCTATCTTTACGATAGTGCGACCAACAAGAACGTCATCTACTTTGTCAGTCCAATACTTTCTTGGATTTTTAATCATTATCTTTCTTTTATATTATCATTTAAATGCTCAAGTACTTGTTTAACTTGTATAGTTATATGTTCTTCATCCTGTACCATACAATGATGTAATAGCCAAACTATTTCATCTATCGGTTCGTTGCATTCTTCTAACAGCCATTTTGCATATACATGCATTTCACCTTCTGTTAGTCTACTGTACAAATGTCTTCTACTACTCATCTCTATTATGTTCTTGTGCATCCTCTCGTCTGCGTTCATTGTATTCGTATTCACTAATCATTTCATATTGTGAATCGTCTTCTTCGCATTCTGTGCATATCATATATTCATCTGCGTGTTCTCTACACTTGCCACAAATATCTGTATGTCCCCAGAATCTAGCGTCACAGCAATTACTTGCTCCGCTTCCTTCCTGCTCCACGCCACAACAGCTGGTAACCTCGTCAGAGGTCCAGCCATCGTCTTGTGGATTGGATAGTTTCCAATTATCGTAACTCATTACCAGGAAGATGAATAATAGTAATCAACGTAGAATAATGTCCCTGATGGATAATTATCTATAATTTTACGAAGATCATTATAGGTATCAATAATATCTTCAAAATAGTATTCATCATAGTCTTGTGTACCAAAGAAGAAACCTGCTTGTGTAGGTAACAGTTCACTAGCTTCATCTCTCTTGTTAATGACCTCTTCACAAAGATCTCTTAAGTCTTTGAGCTGATCTAATGAAACAGGATATGTGCCACAGTCATCTTCTCCATTTTGTACGTTTTCTACAAACCATTTATGGATGTGATTAGCTTTACGCCAGTACATAGCCGATTCAGTTATCTCTTCTATTCGATGTGGATTTATACCTACATCAACAGTTTTACCTTCACTTTTTACTGTGATTTCTGCTGTAACACCTCTGTGTTCCCATTGTGTACCAAGATATGTCTTCCTGGTTAGATACATGTCTAATCCCATAATTATTTAATTTTTAATTTTTCTATTAGTTTATTATACCTGTATTTAAGTTCTATTTTAAGATGTCCTACATCTCTTTTGAACTTATTTTCATCAAACTGTTCTACAGTTCGTTGTGCTTTACGCAATCTATTCAATATTTCTTGACGCATAATCTAAATTTAATTTTTTATTAAATACTTTATTTACAAGGATAGCGTAATCACGCATAGCGCCACTACCATGTGTTGTTAAAAAGTTTTCTATAAGATTAGCTGCGCTGTCCAGCTGTTCTTTAGTAGTGCAAGATTCAATTACTGTTTGACAATAATCGTATGCTTTTTCTTGTGATTCTGTTACTGACATTATCTATTATTATATTTAGCTTCTAGATTTTCTTCTGATAGACCAGCCTCAGCATTTAACTCTGCTATTTCTGGGTTGATAATACTATCTTCTGCCTTTTGTAAAGCTAGCTTTATGAGTTTGCCTTTAGCAATATCATAATGTTTGTTGTGCACAGCGTAATGGTTACCATAAGCGTTCACATATCTAGGATTTTCAAGGTTTTCTTGTTTCTGTGGTATTATAGTTATAGCTACATTACCATCTTTATCTACCTTGTCTATTAGACTTTCAAGTTTAAGTAAAGCGTTAAGCTTTATTTGACCTGTTTGTTTACATTCGTATTGATGTATCTTGCCTTTAATTAAATTAGACTTTTTCATTGTTATATATTTATTGGTTAAACTTTTTCATTAAGGCTGTGCCTACTGTAAATATCAGACCAGTTAAAATGGCTGTAACCATACCTGAGAATGTACCCAGGAATAGTAATGGTAGTCCAAATGTTAGTAGGACATCCCACAATACATTGGTTTTAAGAAATACTTTTCTTGACATTACCTTGCGTAGTATCAAGTAAAAACCAGCAGCGCCAGCTGCACTCATCCAAATAATATTCATATTATTTATTTTTTAATTTATTAATAAAGTTTTTTAATTTAACTAGTTCATCGAATCTAGCTATTTCAGCTGGATCGTATATTTCATCTACATAGTCTGCCATAGTTCTACGCATAACATCAAGTCTATCGTTTATATAGTTTAATGTAGATGCGTAGTGATACATAGCATTATATGCTTCATCACATACTCTCTCTTTCTCACACTCTGCTTGACGCATAGCCATGAACTCTTCTTTGTTTCTCTTTTGAGCTTCGTTAGCCCATTTACTAATTGGATCTTTCATTTTACTTTCCATAAATTAACTGTTCTATCTGTTTCAGGATCTTTGTAATCTCCTGCATATTCTACTACGTTTTTATTACGCAGTTCTGTAACACGTCCTGTTACTCTATTTATATCCCAGCTTAAAGCTCGAGCTATATGTCTGTTGGTACATTGACCAAGCGTCATTATAGCGTGATACACTTGCGCTTGTCTTTTGCTTAACACACCAGACTCTAATAATTTGTGGTAGCTGTCTACCGACTTATCATTTATCATAACTAATTATTTTTAAATTTACCTTTATTATAATCATAAAGAGCGTAGCAGTATAATGCCACTACGCTCAACCAAATGTACAACCACATTACTTTAAAAAGTCTCCTAGCTTGTTAGTAGCTAGTTCATAGTTAGACATTTTTTTCTTCTTGAATTTACCAAGATACTCTTTAATAAACATACGTTTACGATAGTTATATGTAGAGTTCTTGTTTTGAATCCATTGTTGCATTTTAAGAAAGCTGTTCTCAAAGAAGATAGGTCTTCTAGTTGAGCCATCTAGCATTGTAACAATCATATTCTTTTTATCAACAGACTTAATAATGTCGTGTGATTCTTCCCTACGAAATGCTTGATGTGCTCTTTCGTATGGATTAACCTTCAACGTTTCGAGTAGATTATCGTACTCGTCTGACAATAAGAACTGATGCCAGTTCTCATCTTTCATTGCAGCCTTGAAATATTCTAGTTTCAAACCTGTTACATCCATTGCAGTTCTATCATACAATAGATAGTTTCTAACTTGATTGGTATTCATAATTATATTCCCTATTAAAAACACTCAAGGGTTCCTTGTTTTTAGAGTGTTGGTTAATTATTTTAAACTCATAATATATGTTACATTAGTATAGCCATCAATCTTTTTGAAGCTACAGTTATTACTGAGGAACGCACGGAAATTATCCGTAACGTTCTTCATTTTGCAGATGTTGCTCCAGTTATACCAATGGTGTAACTTAGGCAGCTCTGCCTTTTCTGTTTTATTAAGTATAATAATTCGTTGATTACCATTCTCGTCAGAGAATCGAATTATATTCTTACCGTTTGGCTTAGTATATGCCTTGATATACTTTGCTGTGAACTGATTCTGTTTCATAATTATAATACAGTTATTGGGTTAAACTTTCTTTTAGGAACATACTTTTGCTTCAGAGCATTGCATACTTTAATATTGTTACCAAAGTTCTTTGTAATAAACTTGGTAATGTACCTTGCACGCAATGTCTCGTCTGGATTCAAGTGCTTGACTCTATCCATACAATCCTGCATTATCTCTTCAGCAGTTTTTGTGTGCGCTTTCGCATACTTATGTATACTTGGGAAAGCTTTAGTAATTAATTTAGATTTTGAAACTCTTGGTCTCATAGTTATTACACGCTAACATCTATTGTCGATGGCCGAACCGTGTTTGGGCTTATTTCTGTTTCGTTCTTTTGAACTCATCAGCACAAATACTCATTTGTGGACAGAAAGGACTTGACTTTGTAAAAAAAAACGGCTAACTTTGAGGCCATATTGGAATGTTACTTATTAAATAATAGAATAACAAACTAATACAGTAACAAAGCTAACCATCTTGATTACTTAAATAAATTAGTTTAACACTATAGCGCACAATTTCAAGGTGTTACCGCTTAACTAATTGATAATCAGACTGTTAAAGTTCTACACTATGGAATTTAATGTCTTTATCGAACTTAATGTCTGGGTATAGAGTCTCTGCCTGTTGTCTTAACTCATGCTGAGTAATGACATCAACTACTTTGTAAGCTACATTTTTACAAGCTCTTTTAGAGCCAGTAGCTTCATCTAGCTTGTCAAAGAAGATTTTATGTGCAGCAATTGGTATGTGCACAGGACTTAACAGTACATCTTTACGAAACTGTTTGTCTTCTTTAGCTAATTGTACTGTTGACACAGCTAAATTTGTTAGTGATTTAAATAATCCCATTGTAATATAAGTATTAACCTGCTATAATTAAGAGAACAGTAGAATGCGTGCAGGTATTACGCAAAATACTGACATAATCCAATATATGTTACACGGGGTGTAAAAAAATATAGGACAGGGGAGGGGGTATTTAGCATAAAGCATCCCTTCTCTACAAATACACATAATTTTTAGTACATTTGCATTATGAACAAAGCTCTTTATACAGATGATGATAAAACCTATGGTCCATATACTTTACCAGAGGCATCAATACATGATTACACAACTAGAGCAATGAGTCAACAAGAGTTAGATAATATGGTTATTGGTGGTTCTGGATCTTTAGAATATATAGGTACTCCTTTGTTATTCAACGCTAAAAGATTTATGACTTACAAAAATTTGCATCCGCAAACATCTAGATCTATAAAAAGGCGATTTTTAAGGAAAGTTTATGATTCAAAGATTAATCAACAATTAAAACAAATACCTAAAATACTATATAAATTACATAAGCAAGGAAAAAATCCTTTGTCAGGTGCTGTTGAAGATATTAATTTTGATATTCCTAATGTGCCTTACAATTATTCAAACATAGGTCCTAAATATTAAACAATGCCACATACACCTAAACATAATCCATACAGAGTTAATTCAGTACAAGATGCTAATAAGTATATGCACGACTTAGTTCAGTCTATACTTGTACCAGCACAGAATAACAATGTTAAGTTAAGTAATCAGCAGAATTTAGAGAATGCTATAGATAAGGTTGTTTCGTATGAAAGTGAAGGTTCGCGAGAGGTACTAGACAATTTGCTTACTATGACAGCATTTATGGAGAATAGTATGGGGCATGACTTGAGTGCTTATGGTAGAACATATACTGCTTCTCCTATGTCAATAGATAATGATGCTTTTCAAACTTTATTTCAACAAAAGAGCGATACAAGAGATAAGTATAAGGTAAGGTATAATGAATTAGGATTACCTAGCGATGCTTATGGGTTAAACATGTTGCTTAAACAAGATGATCCTTTAGCTTCTGTAGCTGTCGCTAGACAGGTGTATGGTCTTTCTCCAGCTCCTTTGCCAGAAAATACACCTATGGGGCTGTATAACTACTATAAGGATCATTATAATATGACAGGCATGAAGCAATATCAAGACGATAACACCTCATACAAAAGGTTTATGCAAGGATATAATAAATACGTAAGGTAATGTCGAATATATACAACACACTACAAAAAGCTAAGGCTGGTAATATTTACGAAAAACCGCAAGAAATACAGCCAGACGTTAAACAAGCTAATCCAATGGTAGCTAGAAATCAAATGATGCAAGCCAATGCTTCTAGTCCTAATCTACCTAATCGTCAAATGCCAATAAATGTTGCGCAAAGAGGTAACTTTGTAGATCCTTCTGTAATTATGAGGCTACAGCAAATGCCTAACCAGGCCTTTAATCCCTATTTGTTTAAAGAGACATACGGTAATAATCCGTATATGATTTGATTTTGAATATTAAAATCTTTGATTTTGGTATGAAAAAAATCGAACGCTTCGCGTTATTTAGTTTTTATACTGCTATATTTGTTATATGATAAATAAATATTCAAATAGTCACGGGAGCGTTTGGGTAATAAATGACGACATATTTGTGATGGAGAAATATTATCATCACATGGATAGTCTAATAAATGATGAAGATTCTCTTATAGAAGAAATAACTAGCTTATCTTTTGTTATATTGAAACAAACCTATAGCTCTATAGAAAATGAGTCTTATTTACTTTTACAAGACTGGAGAGGTTTTAGCGAACCAGCGGGGCCTGAGTTTATTTGGTGTGTTCGTTACGATTTGCAATATCAAGGAGAATAGTATATTTTTGTAAAATGTATCTATTAAAGTTAGATAAACAGGGGGACATAGTAAAACAAGACGATGGAGTTATGGCTATTCCAGAGTTTGTCAAAGTTATAAAGGCTGAAAAGCTAGGAGCAACAGCAATGAAGTGGATAGCTCTTGTTTGTGACTACGATAGTCCTTACAGACATTTTACTGAATCTGAAAGAAAAAAAGCTGTCAATAAAGACTTGTATGGTAAGTACGAGTGGTATGGTGAAAAAAGACCAGAGGTATTGGCTGCTATTGATAAATACAAACAATTACAGTTTGATCCGTTAGACGAACAGCTAATTGCTTTTAATACGAAGATTAGTCAGTTTACCACCTATATGAACAACATGCATATAGATGAAGATACAGCTGAAGGTCTACAAAAGATAATGATAGGGATCGAAAAGATATACAAGACAAGACAAACGCTTGTTGATGCAATTGAAAGACGTGGTGAGCGTCAAAAGATTGTAGGAGACAAAAAGTTATCTTTCTTGGAAAATAAAAAAGAAATGAATGAAAATATTTAATTAATATGTACGGAAAAAAGAAAATGAAAAAAGGTGGTAAACTAAAACCAGTTGATTCTAAAAAAAATCCAGGATTAGCAAAATTACCAACAGACGTTAGAAACAAAATGGGCTATATGGCTTATGGTGGAAAAATGTCTAAATCAGACAAAGAGTTTATGTATGGTGGTTCTTTTCAAAAGGTAAGTGAAAAAAAGAATGAAATGATGAATCGTTTTTCAGGTGCAATTGAAGCTAAGTTTGGCACAAAGAAACCAAAACGCAAAAAGAAAATGATGAAGGGTGGTAAGATGAACTATCCTGGCGGTGGTCGTATACAGCATGACTAAAAAACCTAAATTACAAAATCTTAAATATAGGTTTAATAAGTTTATGAAGGAGGGGGACTTTTCTAAGGCTAAACAACTTAGTAAATATACTGAATCTATACATGGAGTTAATTTAGACGAAGAGTACCATGCTAAATTAGAAGCTAAACAAGATCCAAGAGATCCATTTGGCTTAGGAAAAATGTCTGGTTTTAAAAAGATTAAGTATGGCGGTAGGTAAAGAAGATTATAAAAATTCGCAAGTACGAGAAAAAAGAAGGATTAAGGTTCCCAAAGTTACATTAGCTAAAGTTGAATTAGATAATGATGATAAAAGAACAAGAGCCGAACTTTTAGACTCAATTGAAGAATTATTTCAGAATACATATCACGCTGGTAGAAAACTTAAATACGACAAAGATGTAGATTTAGATAGTCTTAAAGCTATACTTACTATGCTAGTTTTATCTGCTGCTAACAATTCAGACGATATAATTGGTGCAACACAAGCTCAAGTAGATGCTATAAATTTAAATTCTACTAATATTGCTAGAAACGCAAGTGATTTAGCTACTTTTATTAGCAATATATCAATTAGTAATAATAAAGTAGGTATTGGAACAACTAGTCCTAGTCAAAAACTAGATGTAAATGGCAATATGATAGCAGATACGTATTATGTAGCTAATACATCTAACTATATTGATATTTCAACTGGATTAAGATTAAGAAGTAACAGCGATGGTATAAGATTTATGCCAAACGGTACTGATACTGTAAAATTTTTAGCTAACGGAAACGTCGGTATTGGCACAACTAGTCCAGGTAAAAGGTTAGACATAAGAACTAATGGTGTGGGAGATGGTATTACGCTTACTACTTCAACACCCAAAACCTTTGCTCAAATAATAAACGGTAATTCAGAAACTTTTCCTTATGGCAAGTTTACTATGAATTACGGTGACACTACTCCCGTACAAATAGTCGCTTTATCAAACATGTTGCAGTTAAGCGGCGGTGTCGATACAACTAGTGGAAAAATATCATTCAGAATTGCGACGTCTGAAAGGATGCGGTTAACAGATACTGGACTAGGTATTGGAACTACGAGTCCAGCATATAAGCTAGATGTTAATGGAGGCGGTGTAAGATTATCAAGTTCAAACTTTCATGTTTATTACGGCAGTTATACTGGGTCTTGGGCTAGAGGTTATTTAATTCAAAATTCAGACGCGTCAGACCAATACGGAATTACTGGTGAATTTGACAACGACTCGTTTGAGGGGTTAAGAATAGGTAAGTATGTCTACGACAACAAGGGTATATTTATAGAAAAAGACGGCAACGTCGGTATAGGAACAACTGGTCCAGAAGCTAAACTTACAATTAAAAGCGACCCTGGTGATACAAATCAACCAACAAGAATAACAAATAGTTCTACAGATGCTCATACTGGATTATTTTTAAATGGAACAGGTAATGCTACGAGTGAAAAATATGGTATGCAGTTTGGTGGATATAATGAATATTCTATTGGTGGTATTTTTGGTGTATTAGACAGTACAGGTGGTAGTACTTCTGGAGATATAACTATCGATTTTGCTAATGGTACAAGCGCGGGAGCATTAATTGAAAAAGTTAGGTTTACTCATGAAGGTAATGTTGGTATAGGAACAGAAACACCAAGCGAAAAGCTAGAAGTTGCTGGTAATATAAAAGTTGGAGATGGTGATAGAATAAAGTTAGGTGATAGTGATGACTTAGAAATACTTCACTCAGCCGACGGTTATATAACTAACAACTCTGGAACGTTTTATATACAAACATTACAAGACGACGGAGACATTATATTTAGGTCAGACGACGGTTCAGGTGGTGTAGCAGAATACTTTAGAGTTGATGGTGGTGACGAACTAGTATTGTTTAGTAAAGAAGTTAGACTTAATGATAGCGTTGGTTTAAAGCTTGGTAACTTTGGTGACTTACACATGTATCACGATGGCAGTAATAGCTACATAAGACAAGTTAGTTCAGGTAATTTATATATTGACCAACTAGTTGATGACTCTGATATTATACTTAGGTCTGACAACGGTTCTGGAGGTATCGCAGAATATTTTAGAATTGATGGTAGTGCTGTAGCAAACAAATTTAGTGAAAAAGTACAAATATATAAAGTTGATGCTACAGCAAATCCAAGATTATCTATTGGTAGACAAGCGCAAGAAAGCATAAACTTTGACGTTGAAGATAGGACAGCTAGAATATATCACAGACAAGATGAAACAACAGGAGATCATGTATTAAAACTTACAGTAGACTCAGACACTTCTGATAACAAGAAGATACACCTAGGGTTTAGAGACGCGGATGGTTCTAATGAATCTACTAAATTTACTATTAATCAAGATGGAAACGTCGGTATTGGTACTACTGCTCCATCTGAAAAACTACATGTTGCTGGTAATATAAAGTTAAGCGGTAATTTAGATATTGGAGGTAGTTTACAAAAACAAATACAAGTATTTCCAATGAACTTTGTAGATGATTTAGGTACAGCTAAACATTTTATGCCGTTTGTAACAGCTAATGAGCAGACGGTTAACTATCAGGAAGAAGCAGCTATGGTTATGCCAGCAGACGGTAGAGTTGTATCTGTAACGGTACACTACGCTCAGATGCACGGAGCAGCAAGTGATATAACAGTTGGTATTGAAACATCGCCTTGTGGACAATCATATACTAACGCTTGGACTATAGAAGAAACTGAAACTATATCAGCTTCAGCAGATGACGACCACCATGTATTTCACTTTGCTTTTGATAATGCAAAACATTTTGAGTCTACAGATAAAATGGCACTATCAATACAGCAATCTGTTGATTTGCAAAACGCTAATAGATTTTTTTGGGTAACAGCAGTAATAGAATATGATTGGTCAACCTTCTTAGGTGGAACTAGTGCAGAGCATGGAACAACGCCATAAATTAATAGAATATGAGTTATTTTAAAAATATAGGAAAAGATAAATATAAACACGCTGCGGCAGGTATTATATTTGCATTAATATTTACTGAAATGGGTATGTCACAAACTGATGTTTTTCTATCAGTATTAGCTGTTGGTATATCAAAAGAAGTATATGATTATTTAGATTACGGAATGTTTGATAAATGGGATGTATTAGCTACAATATTTCCATTAATAGTATATTACATATTAACTAGTTTAATATAATGCCAAAAGCAAAAAAAGATCCACAAAGATACAGACCTGTAGTGAATAATGGTCATCCAGATTTAAATCCTGAATCTGTAGCTTATCAAGAATATTGGGAGCAAGAGCTTGACAGGTGCAAAAATGGATATAAGCCTAAAGGCATGAAAAAAATATCTGGCAAATATTATTTCTATTTAAATTACTACAAGATACTTGGTAATGACGGAACTACAGGATCTCGTAAAACTTTAATTAGTCCATGGTATAGACAAATGGATCATGAATATTTTGAGTTATTTGAAACTTGCAAAGAAGAAAATAAAGGAATGATTGTAATAAAAGCTAGGGACAAAGGCTTTAGTTATATGAACTCAGGAATGATTGCTCACGAATACACTTTTTATCCATTTAATGATGTTGGTATAGCAGCAGGATTACAAGCTACCGCAGATGCTTTTTTTGATAAAACTAAAAAAGGACTTAATGGTATACATCCTAACTTTAAACATTCTTTTCTAAAAGATACAGACGGTATATTAAGGTCAGGATACAAACAAAAAAATAAAGATGGTAAATGGGAGATTGGAGGTTATCAATCTACTATCATATGCAGAACAATGGATAATCCAGAGGTGTTTAAAGGTGAGCGTGTATCCTTAATGGTATTTGAAGAGGCTGGTGAGTTTAAACATCTTAAAAATGCATATATGTCTTCTAAAGCATGTTTTATGGATGGTAACTTACAGTTTGGTGTTCCTGTTGTGGGTGGTACTGGTGGTGATATTAGTAAAGCATCTAAAGATTTTATGGACATGTATTACGAAGCTGACGCTTATAATCTTATACCTATGTTCATACCCGCATCGCGCGCGTACTATGGATATTTTAATGTAGATACAGGTGAGGAGCAAGTAAAAAAAGCAGAAGAGGTTTTGTTAGAAGAAAGAGATATTATAACCAAGTCTGGTGATAGAGAAGCATATAACCTGCATATACAAAACTATCCTTTAACTGTACAAGAAGCTTTTTTAAATACTAAAACAGCAAGGTTTGATAATTCATTGTTAAATGCACAAAGATCTAGAATACTTGGCAATAAAGACTACAGAAGTCAAATACAGCAAGGATATTTAGATTGGGAGTTTGATGATGAAGATAATTATATTGTTAGATGGAGACCACATCCTGATGGGCCATACAAAATATTACATCATCCAGAGCCAGATTATAAAGATTTAGATATAGGTGGTATTGACTCTTATGATCAAGATGAAGCAGGTGCGTCAGACTCTTTGGGTAGTGCAATAATTTATCGTAGATTTGTAGACACAGAACACGCAAGTGATTATGTGGTTGCAGAGTATACAGATAGACCTTCAAAAAAAGAAGATTTTTGGGATGGTTGTTTAAAATTAGCTGTATATTATAATGCTAAAATGTTAGTAGAATATACTAAGATTGGAATACTTGATTATTTCAAAAGAATGAATGCGCTCAAGTATTTAAAGGAAAAACCTGAGTCTGCTCATAATCCTGGAACAAAAACTAAAAACAGGTATGGCGTTCACATGAATAAGCAGGTAAAGGCTCTAATGGAAGATTTAATGGATGATTACATTAGAGAAAATGTTGAAGATATTTGGTTCTTAGAACTTATAGATGAACTTGCAAATTACGGCACTAGAAACACAGACCGTGCTATTGCATTTGGATTATGTTTGATACACAATGTAGATAATTATAGAATCCAAGCCAAAACTGTAAGCAAAGAACCTGAAAATATAGGATTTAAATATTATAAATTAGACCACAACGGTGTGCCTAAATTAATTAGATAGTTATGTATAAAAATAGTCAATCTTCTTTTCCAGCTCAATTTGTTTTAGAGTCAGAGAAAAATGATGAATGGTGTAATCAATGGGTAGACGCAGTAGTTTCGTATATGTCTTATACTGAGTCTCCATATAAAACGTCAAGAATAAATGACGTACAAAATTATAATATATACAATGGTGATTTAGAATTAGACGATTTTAAATACATAACAGAGCAATACGGAATGGCATACCCAGCTCGTTTAGTAAACTATCCTATAATATCGCCAAAGATTGATTTGTTAGTAGGTGAAGATCTTAGAAGACCTTTAGATGTTAAAGTTAGTACAACAAATAAAGAAGCTGTGCTAAGAAAAGAAGATGTTAAGGTTAATTTAATTATGAAAGACCTTACTGACGAAATACATAAAGAATTTGCGCAAACAACAGGTGTTGAGCTACCTCCTGTAACAGAAATGGAGGTTCCAGAAGACATAGACCTATATATGAAATATAATTTCAGAGAAATGGTCGAAGAAACAGCACAAGATGGATTAGAGTATCTTATGTCTAAATATAACTATAGAGATTTATTCAAAGAAGGTTATAGAGACATGCTAGTTACAGGTAAAGAGTTTTATAAAATATATGATCACAACGGAGATCCTTATGTTAGAAGAGTAGATCCAAGAAATTGTGTATTTGAAATTAATGCTACATCAGATTATTTAGATGACTCATCATGGGTAGGTGAAGAAAGATATTTATCGTATCACGAAATATTAGATGAATTTAGAGATGAGCTTAATCGTGAAGACCTAGAAGAGTTGTCGGCTATGTATCAAATAGGTGGATATGATGATTTAGCTAGATACAATGATCCTTTTGATTGGGTAGAGTATCAAGAAGGGCAAGAGGTAAAGATTAGAGTAGTATCTGTAGAATGGAAATCTATAAAAGCACTAAGATTTAAATTATCAGAAAATAAATTTAATCCTGAAAAGCCTTTTATGAAGCAGGTTGCAGATGATTACAAGCCTAGAAAGAATGAAAAGATAAAAACTAGATATGTAGACGATATATGGGAGGCTACTAAAATTGGCGGTAAGATTTTAGCTAGAGCTAGAAGAAGACCTAACCAAGTAAGATCAGTAGATGATGCTGGTTCTACATCTTTGTCATATGTAGGTTGTGTTAGAAATAATTCTACAGGAAAGAGTGTTTCTATGGTAGATTTACTAAAAAATATACAAATGCTTTACAATATTGTAATGTATCAAATAGAATTAGCTATGGCTAGGTCTGGTGGTAAAGCTGTTGTGTATGATGTATCTCAATTACCTACAAACTTAGGTATGGATATGCAAACTGTACTTTATCATTTAAAGACAGATGGTATTATACCTATTAACTCTAAAGAAGAAGGTAATCAGTTATCATCATTTAATCAATTTCAACAAATTGACTTTACGCTTTCTAATTCTGTTCAACAACTTATCAATCTTAAATTAATGCTTGAGCAAACTGCTGGACAAATATCTGGTGTTACTCCGCAAAGAGAAGGTGCTGTTGGTCAGTACGAATATGTGGGTAATGTACAGCGTAGTGTTGTACAATCAGCTACAATTACAGAAAGTTTATTCTATTCTCACAATATGGTTAAGAAACGCGTATTTGAGAAAGTATGTAATCTTATGAAGCTTTGTTGGTCTAACGGTAAAAAGGCTTCTTATATATTAGGAGATGGAGCTTATAAATTTTTATCTGTATTCCCAGATATATCACTACAAGATTATGGTATATTTATAGGTGATGCTGGTAAAGATGATGCTATGCGTCAACAGCTACAAAGTATTGCACAGGCTGCTGTACAAGGAGGTCAAGCTACTCTTTTAGATATTATTAAGGTTCTTAAAGCTGATACCTTTACAGAAGCAGAGCATATACTCGAAAGAGCTATGGAAGAAATTAAAAAAGAGCAAGCTGAACAAGCGCAACAACAGCAAGCAATGTTACAAGCACAAGCTGAGCAACAACAAGCTGAGTTTGAAAGACAAGTACAACTTGAACAAGTTAAAAATCAAGGAAAAGTTGAGGTTGCTAGAATACAAGCTGAAACTGATTTACAAATTGCTGATATGAAAGATGATTTAGCTAGAGAAACGTCTGATGTATCACATACTGTAAAAAACAAGCAAATATTCTTACAAAAGAAAGCTGAACAGGATGCTAAAGAGGCCGATAGTTTAGCTCAAAGAGAATCACAAAACGAAACTATTAAACCAGAGCGTAAACAGAAAATTCAAGATATAATTAAAAAATCTTAGTATATTTGCATATTAGGGAACAAAATTTTATTAAATTATGGCAGAAGAACAACAATCAAACTTAGTAGAAGAAGCTTCAGAAAACCTAAGCGTAGAATCTACAACAGAAACAACAGAAGAAAAAGCATTTGATCCATTAGCGTTTGCAACAGATCAAATGATGGAACAATTTCAAGGTAAGTATAATGAAGAAGCAGCTGAAAAAGTTGAAGAAAATACTGAGGGTACAGAAGAGGATTCTGACAAGCCTTTTAATTGGAATGACATTGAGTCAGAAAAAAAAGAAGCTCCAGAAATTAAAACACCAGAAGAAGATTGGGACGAGGCTACTCAAGCAAAGTCTACAGAGGAAAATGAAAGTGTTGAAGAATCTGGAAAATTAGATTGGATAAAGGTTGCAAAAGAGCTTGGATTAGAAGCTGCAACTAAAGAAGATATTATACAAGCTTTAAATTCTCCATTTATTGAGCAGCCAAAAAACGAGGTTATTGATAAAATAAATGGATATTTAAAATACAATGACAGAGAGCTGATTGCAGCAGAAATGAAAACTGATGGAATGGAAGACTTTGAAATTGAAGAGGCTTTAGATAAAATGGAAGACTCTGGTGTTTTAAAAAGAGAAGCATTTAGAATTAGAAGACAACTTAATGCAGCTGTAGAACAAGAAAAACAAAAGTTTTTTAAAGAAAAACAGCAAGAAGAAATGTCTGCTAAAGAAAAAGTAGAGAGAAATAAAAAAGAATTACAAGGTCACTTAAAATCACTTGGAACATTTATGGGTGGTAGTGTGACTAAAGATCAAGCGAAAGAGGCTTACAAATATATAACGTCTGGTAAAATGGCCGAGGACATCTGGAAATCCCATGACAATGCTTCAGAGGTAGCGATGTTTATGCTGTTCAAAGACAAGTTTGCTAAGATCTTACGCTCCCAGGGTTTAGAAGATGGTAAAGCTAAAATATTAAATGACATTACTTCTCCTAGCCTTAGTGGCAAATCAAGACCTACGACTAAAATAAAATCATCTGGTTTTGATCCTGCTGCGTTTATGAGAGAGTAACTTACAAAACAAAAGGCAAAGCCTACAAGTTACGTACATTACTCTGGATTAAAATAGTGTTAAAAATTGTTTAATTTAAAATTATTTAAAAATGGCTAAAGTTTATACTGGAACTTACGGTTCTGGAACAACTCCTGAGAATAGTTTGAATACAGCACTATTGCAATACCCAGAGATTGCAAGAACGTTGATTCAACAATATCCTCGTTATTCAGCGACATATCTTTTAGAAAGAACAGGTCGCTTTGCAAGTGAAAAAGTCCTAGGCGATAACTCATTCGAGTGGAAAGTTATGGGACGTTACAACACACCTTCTTATTCAGCTGGTTGGATTTCTACTGATGGATCTTCATTCGTTGCTGCTGATTCTGGTAGTGGCGCTGCTGCTGCTACTAGCGGTGCATTTAACAGTGCAGATGCAAATGGTGATGTTGTTTACATTATTGCTGATGGTGAATCATACACATCAAACTTCTTAAATAAGTATGACATGATTCGTTTCCAGTCAGGTGCTGTTGGTTTAATTATGACTGACTTAACTGATTCTGGATCTATTAGTGCATCAGGTACAGGTGTAGCTGTTACATCTGCATCTAAAATTGTTAAAGTTGAAATGATTGATGGTGCTGCTAAACCATTACAGGTTACTGACCTTTCTAGCGGTGCAATCTTTGCTTCAATCGGTTCTGCATTCCCTAATGGTTCATTAGGATCTGACGTAGGTGAAAACTACGTATTCCCATCTACATACAAAAATTATCTTACTACAATGCGTAAGAAGATTTCTGTTACAGGTAAGGATATTACAGATATTATGTGGATTGAAAACAATGGTCACAGATTATGGTACTTTACTAAAGAGCAAATGATGATGGATGAGTACATGTATCAGCAAGAGCTTCAAAGATGGTATGGTCGTAAGTCTGTACACGAAAGTGGAGTATCACGTCCAGCTGGATTGACTTCTACGTTGACTGGTGCTGCTGTTGGTGGACAAACTAATAACATCATCACAGGTGATGGTCTATTAGCTCAAATCGACTCATCTAACCAAGCATCTTATACTGCTGGCGCACTTACTGAAGAAATCATTACTGAGTTCTTAGCTAAGTTAAGCTTAAATGCAACAAATGCTGAAGGTAACGAGTGGGTTGTGTTTACAGGTACTGAAGGTAGATTAGCATTCCACAAAGCTATGAAAGATCTATTAGTTGCTCCTTCTGGTGCAATGACAGGTGGTTCATTTGCTGGTGTTGGCGGTGATGTTGCTTTAGGTGCTAACTTCACATCTTACGAAGCTTTAGGTAACAAATTAACTGTTGCTTATTGCCCAGTATTTGATGACAACAACCTACACAGTAGTACTTCAGGTACTAATGCGTTTGGTGACAACAGACTTAAAGAGTCTGCTAAAATGGTATTCTTAGATTTCGGTAAGACTTCTGGTGTTTCTAACATTGAGTTAGTAACTAAAGGAGCTGAAGGAACTAACAGAAGCTTTATCAAAAAGTATGTAGCTGGTATGATTAATCCATACGATCAATCATCTATGATGGCTGCAAACGCTGATGATAAATTTGAAGCTCACGTTCTTTCTGAGTCTGGAATTATCGTTCGTAACCCATTATCTTGCGGAATCTTATCTGCATCATAATTAATTTATAATTTGACTGAGGGAGGGCTTTGGCTCTCCCAATATGTCGCCTAAAAAAAAAGAAAATGGCAAATTATTTAGATTTATCAAACAAATCCTCAGAAGCAGGGCAAGGAAGATTGCCCAAGTTTAGAGGTCAAATCGATCCAGTTGTTAGTATTACAGCTAGCAAGAAATTGTATGACTATGAAAGTGGTACAGTTTTTTTATTAGATGGTAGTGTTGTAGAAGATGCAATTCTTACCGTAACATTACCTTCAGCAAAAGCTGGCTTAAATTTTAAGTTTATCTTAAAAGCTATCGGTAACGAACCTGCTGAAGATATTATTATTAAACAAGCTTCTGCAAGTGAAGATTTTGTAGGACATGTTATTACAGGTGCTGGTACAAAAGATACAGCAACATCATCTGACACAAAAATTATATTTGATCAGTCAGGAGGAGCTTCTGCTGGTGATTATGTAACGCTATATTGTGATGGAACAAGTTGGTTTGTTCAAGGTGTATGCGGTTCAGGTAGTGACGTAATATTTGGATAATCTTTAATTTTATCATTATGTTAAAAACAACATTCAACGAATTTAAGTCGGCTATAAAGTCGTATTACAAAGCTAAAGACTCTTTGTACGATCAATTTATACATTTACCTGTGTTAAAGTCAGTAAAGCCTGTTGTTAAGGTAGGTGATGCTGATGCAACTATTTTAGATGATGATTCTGGATCTGTTATAAATGTATCAGAAGCTATTACAACAGCTGAAAAAACATATACTTTACCTGCGGCAGCCGTAGGATTAAACTATACGTTTTTATTTACAGTTGCTAGTGATAGTCTTGGTGTAAAGATAGTTGTACCTTCTGGACTTTTATTAGGAGCGGTATTAGCTCAAAATGGAACAGGAACAACTATAGTTCAGTCAGACGCTAGTGATGATACATTTTTACGAATCAATGATAATATTGAACCAGGAACATTGTTAACGTTTCAATGTGTAAACGGAACAAATTGGTTTGTATCTGGAACAGTATTGTCTGGTGACGCAAATCCTGCATTTGGATAATAGAATAAGAAAATGGAGAGGTTTTGTGCCTCTCCATAATTCTTTTATATTTGCAATATGAATTTATTTGATTATTTTAAAAAAATTGATCCTGAAGGAATGAAGAAAAGGATTGATGAGGCCAAAAATAGAAATAAAGAAAGATTCTATATTGGAGGTCAAAGTGGATTTAAATGGAGCACTCATTCCAACAACAAAACATGGGTAGAAAATGGTAATATTATCAAAGAAAAAAAAGGTAAAAAATTACCAAAGCAATAGGGAGTATTAATCAATATTAAAAAAATGAAACACGTAGTATTATTAAAATCAAAAAGTCCTGATAAGTTTAACTATGCTAAATTTGGGACATACAAAAATTCAAAAGGAAAACGAGTAGAGTTAATTGATCCAAATGGTGATACTTTATCTGGATTTGAATTATTTAACGCTGTAAAGTCATTTGATATTAATGACGAAGATGATAAAAAAGTTGTAGATTTTTTAAAAGAACATCCATTAGTAAATAATGGTCAGTTTATTTTAGAAGATCTATCTGCTAAAGAAAATGAAAAAGCTGAAGAATCTTTATTAAAAGCTGATTCAGTTACAGCAGCAGCTCAACTAAGCAAAAAAGAAATAGAAGATTTATGTAGATTAATTGGTCTAAATGGAGATTGGGATGATAATATACGTAAAGCTAAAATTATTTCTTATGCAAGTGACAATCCGAAAAGATTTATGGATGCTCTAAATGACAAAGACGCTTCTATTAAAATATTTATTAAGTCTTGTTTAGATAAAGAAATATTTAGCAAAGTTAATGGTGTTTATAAATACGGAACTTTGAGTATTGGTCTTACTGAAGATCAAGCTGTATTGTGGGTGAAAGATAATGCTGACATACATGCTTTACTTAAAAATCAACTGAGAGGAAATAAAAAAGAAAAATCAGTTGCATTAAAAAAGTAATAAATGTTAAGACAAGACGCATACGACCTCATGGATTTGCTGTTAGACAAAGCAGATCAACCTTATTTTATAGATAGCGAAAAAGATATGTTTTTGATGCAATCAGTTGTATCGTTTATTAATAATCATTACGCTATGTATGGACAAAGGCAGGTATCTAGAGATGCGTTGCAATCTTTTGTAATATCTAGTAGTGGAACTAATTTGACTGACTATGTACATATATTAAACTGTACAGTTGGATCAAAGAGTGTAAAGATTGTTTCTGAAGAAGAATTTTCTGATTCGCAAACAACAAGCGATCCATTTAACAAGGCTAGTGATAGCAATATAAAAGGAACTGTTAGAAATAACACCTTAGAGCTTACTACTAGTGATACTGGTGTTAATGTAGTATATATACAAATGCCAAGTATTGATGATGTATTTCCAATATTGTCTGAAGGTAATTTTGCAGAGCTACATCAAAGAGAGGTAATAGATATAGCAATTAGAAAAATGACTGGAAATATTGAAAGTCCTAATGTGCAATATCAACAAATAGAAGCAGAGCAGAGTAAATCAATATAATGAGCTTTTTGCTCCCTGCGCAACTTTAGGTCACAATATTTTCGGATGTTTGGCCTTTTGTTGTTTTATACCATAAATTAAATTATTTTTGTAGTATGGCTACATTAAACGAAATAGCATTCAATATTAAAAATCTTATCTACGGAGGTAATACAAATGTAGAGCAAGATGTATCAACAGATCAAATTAAATTTTGGGTTCATTATTATAGAGCGCAAATACTTAAAGAAAATGCAGCTAACGGCAAAGGCTTAGATTTAGAGTGCTTGCAAGAGTATAGGTTTACGCAATATAACGATACTTATGCACAATCTATAACTGATTGGAAAACGTATATAGATCAAGTAGCACAAAATACAATATTAACAGAGGCTATTGTTGATGATCCTACAACAGAAGAAGATGAAACAGCGGATGTTGTTTATGCAGATGTAAATGCAATAACAGATACAGATAGCAAATTAATTGTTCCATCAAACAGAACCTTTGCTTTGGCAGGAATATCACCTGGATCACAAACAATAAACGAAGATTACTATGGTAGGTCATTTAGAAGCTATAATCAAAGTAGACCAGATGATTTTGGTATTTTAACACTTTCTATGCCTACGGTTTTAAATATTTCAGGAAAAGGTGTAAAAAATCTTAAAATTAAAAAAGCACAATCTCTTACTAATCAAAATCACAACTATATTGATATTCCTGTTTTGAATAAAAATGAATTTGAAAATAAAAGATTTAATAGATTTGGCTCTAACAATACGTCAAGTTATATACAAAAGTCTGTTGATAATAAAAATTATTTGAGCGTAGGATGGCTACAATCTACTTTGAAGAATAGAACAAATGGTTATCAAGAGCCTATACAATATATGTTAAAAGCAGATTTATTGTTGTCAAACCCAACAGAACAACCAGGGTGGTCAGATGACAACTCATATCCATTTCCACAAGCATTAATTGGAGACTTGAATAGAAGAATATTATCACAAGAGTTAGCAGTATTAGGTGGCTCTATAACAGACGATATAGATGACAACGCAGCGTCAGCAAAACTTATTCAGCCGAAAGCACAAAAATAAATATGAAACAGCTAGAGACATTTACAAAATAGTAAGAGAAGAGGTAACTGTCAAAGGAGAATGGCTGAAGGGGCAAAAAAAATATAGAAGAAACAAACTGGATTATAAAACGTATTATTCAGTTGTTTCTAAGTTTTTTGAAATATTGATACGTGATGTTGTGCAAAGAAATGAATTAATACACTTGCCTGGGGGACTAGGATATGTGTATTTAGATAAAAAAGAACATAAAAGAGCTTTTCATTATCGCGTTGATATAAATGAATCTAATAAAAAAGGTAAATTAGTAAAATATAAAGTACCTATATTAGATGATTATTATTATAAAGTTATTTGGGTAAGACCAGATAAATTAAAAAAATGTAAAATTATGCCATTAGGTATTTTTAAAAAAGAAATAAATAAATTAAAAACTACATAAATGTCAAGCGAATTAACAGCACAAAATTTAACTGTTACCATTACAGAAGCTCTTTCTGTTGATCATGCAAATGGTGAAAGTAATGATATAGATTTTGCACAAACCTACACGCACACGTACGCGGGCGTGCAACACATAACTAAAAGAATAATAAATTTAGCAAACACTAATAGAACTGTAATCTTAAATTTTGGGACAGCTGAATCTGCTGGTACTGTTGTTAGAGCTAATGTTAAATATATAAGAGTTACAAATTTGGATGGAGCTCAAGATTTGTCTGTAGGATTAGAAGATACTAGTACTGATTGTGCTTTAACAAATGTATCTCCTGATAGTTCTATTATTTTTACAAGCCCTGTTTGTGAGGGTACGCACGGAGGAAGCACTTTAGACAATGCAGATACTTTAGTTGTAAAAGGGGGACACAATAATCATAATTTAGAACTTTTTGTAGCAACATCATAATATGCACGTACCAGTAAATAGAGTATTTAATAATGTTTCTCGTAATTTAGGTTTAAAAAATTTTACAGAAAACCTAGACTCATGGGCTGAGTGGGCATTTGAAGCCGAACAATATATTGGTAGCAATAAAACATTTTTACAAAAAGAAATAGTTTATTCTACAGAGGCAACAGCAGCAACTGCAACAATCGAAATAGATACTAATCCGTCAGATATGTCATACATAGATGTGAATGGTACTAGGTTTTATTTTGTTAATCCAGACAATATTGTTTTAAATGATGATTTTTACATTGAAATAAAAGCTTCTGTTTTTCTGACTTTAATAGAAGCTGTAAATGTTTTAAATGCTTCACATTACGAAAACTTACAAGAAATATCAGCCTCAACATCAGGAACTACATTAACATTAACTTGTTTAGAAAAAGGTGATCGAGGCAATCATTTTACCTTAGAGTCTGATGTTTTTAAAATATCTAAGTTTTTTTCTGGAGGTAAAGAAAAAATAGACAACAAACAAATTAGATTGCCAGACAATATGGTAAAACTAATTAATATAAGAACAGGCAACACTATATTAGAGCCTACTAGTTCACAATTTAAAAGCTCTGTTTCTGATTTATTAAATAGATACTATACAAATGGCAATAGAGTAAACTTTTCTAAAGATTATACAAGCGATATTACTGTAAGCTATTTGACTGTGCCTTTGTCTGTAGAAGGCTATCCAATGATATTACAAGGTCATGAGGAGGCTGTAGCTCATTATATTATGTGGAAACACAAATTAATAGATTATTATGCTGGTCAAGTTCCTCAGTATATAGTTAAAGATTTAGAAAAAAGATGGTATTATTTATGTGGTAAAGTTAGAGGCGATGACAATATGCCAACGTCTATAGAATTATTAAAAATAGGTAAAATATGGAACGCTAAAGTTCCTATAACATCACACAACCCACCTTTATATGATGGGCTAAATAGTTATTAATGTCTGGAGAAAAAAGCACACCTAAAGGATTTAGCAAAGGACTTATATCTGATGTAGATCCAAGATACCAAATAGAAGGATCTTATAGAGATGCTATGAATATTAAATTAGTAAGCTCTGAAGGTTCAACGTTTACTATAGAAAATATTAATGGTAATAAGAAGGTAGTTGATTTACATGAAATTGACAAAACATTTCCTGCTTCATATTTAGGTGATGGAACGCAAACATCTTCTGTTCCTTTAAATTATTTTGCAAATACAGGATTAGAGCCTTACGTTAGTACATCTGCTGGTAAAGAAAGTATGAGTGGAGCTGCCAACATTGTTGGACATTATTCTTTTAGAAATCAACTATTTATTATTGTTTGTGGGTATATATTTTATAACAATACAAATGGATCTCAAGAACAAGGAGATTTTAGAACTGCTTTCTTTTTGTTAGATTTTGATTCTGAAGGTGAAATAAAAAAATGTATAGATTTAAGAGCTGCGTATAATCCTGTATCAGGTGTTAACCAATACCCAAATCTTAACATGGATCCTTTAATTAAGTGTAGGGTAGAAGGTGTAATCGAAAATGATTCCATATCTAGAGTTTACTGGACTGATAATAAAAATCCATTAAGAACACTAAGTCTTTATGATGAAGATATGCATACTATGGATCCAGGAGAGTTAGATGTAAATCCAAAGTGTGAACATAATCAAATATCTTTAAATAAAACTATAAGCGGATCTTTACCCGTAGGAGTTTATCAATATTGTTACAAATATATATCTGACGCTGGTGCAGAGTCTGGCATATCTCCTTTAAGTAATATATATCACATATCAAATGCGTCAAGTAATAATTATAAAAGTTACTATGGTGGTGATCCAGGAGTTTTATCAAATGATGGTTTTACTTTAACTATAAATAATTTAGATGCAAGATTTGATTCAGTAAAAATATATGCTTTATACTATGAAAGGTTAAATACGCCTCCACAGGTAGCGGAAGTTATAACTAAAGATATAAACCCAAATGGATCTGTAGAGTTTCAACACACATCATTAACTAGAGTTATTGAAAACGGTATAGAAAATATATTAATACCAACAAATACTTGGGATGTTTGTAAAGATATTGCAATTAAAGATAATGTTTTATTTGCTGCTAATTTAAGGCAAAAGAAAAATTATATTACCGAAAAAGAATGGAATGTAAAAGTTTTAAGGTATAAATTAGATGAGGTTGGTACTGGAGTTGTTTCAGGATCTTTAACTACTACAGATAACAATATTAAAGATTATTTTTTACCATATTATAATCCTGTCTCAGGCATTTATAATGAGTTAAATGTCGTAGAAGCTGGTAGTGCTACATCGTATTACAAAACGCCTTTATCAGGGGGTCAACATGAACTTGCTCATAGATATTTACCAACTATGGGATCATGCACTTGGGGCAACAATGTTTTTGATACTATAAATACACCAACAGCATCTGATAGAAGAATTTTAGGTGGAGCTAGCTTTGGATATTATGGTAGTGTTGATGGAGCGTCAGGAGTAAATGCATTAGGAGGTGTACAATTTTCATTTAGGCAAATACCAAAAGTATCTGATACTATAGGAAATAATGGGGGTATAAATGATAGTGCTTCTACTTTTATAAGCGCAAATGTATCAAACGATAATTTACAAACAGATAATCTTTACGGATCATCAGGAGATACAAATTATATAGATACTGAATACAAAGCTAGCATGAGTTTTGGTTCAAATAAAGATGCACATGCAAGTGGTAATAAAAGAGGATACCAAAGAGGAGAAACATATAGATTTGGTGTTTTGGTTTACGATTTAAATGGTGATCCAGGAAATGTTTTGTGGATTGGAGACATACAAATACCAAATCATTATGACAAAGCTTGGGAGCTAGATTTAGAAAATACAGAGTTAGGTAGAGATGCCTCTAATTCTAAAACTAAATGGAAAGAGAATGATTTAGCTCAAGATTACAGAATGTCAAGTCATACTGATGTTCCTGTGCCTGGACATCAATTACACTATGACGACACAAGTTGTATTTTAGGAACTGATACGTCATCTGCAAATGAAACAGGACAAGAAATACCTTTTACTCCAGACGCTGAATCAAATAGACATTACACTTTAGATTTAGCTATAGATTTTACGTTTAAAGTTCCATATCACGTTAGAAAAAAAATATCTGGATTTAGAGTTGTTAGAGCTGAAAGAACAGAGTCAGATAGAACTATAATACAATCAGGTGTTGTAAATCAAATACTTAAATATGGTGGTAACACTTTAGAAAATGGATATTGTACAGACACGCAAGATGGCGGTATAGAAGCTGTTCCTGTAACAGCAGGTGACACATCGAATATTTCAGGTGATAATGTAGATGAAATATACGATACATATTTAAATGGATATTGCGGAGTTAATGCTGGATCTAGAAGGGTTATTGGTCAATACAATAATGGTGATCCTATTTACATGAATGAATCAGAAGCTGCAAGTAGCACTACAACAAAATACGGATCACAGTCAGCAGAATTTGGTAGTTATAATCATGCGTTTTTTAACAACCCTAATCAAGCTTCTGGAGATAGATATTATGTGCATACTGAAGGTAAAGCAGCTTTGTTATATTCTCCTGACAGCACATTTGGTCTTAGGCCATATTCATTTCAAAATGAAGATAAGATACATCATGTTAGTTTATTAAGATTATACTCAGAAGAAAGAAGAAATAATACTACTTTACAAAAAGATGTAACTGGTGATGGTTTAAGTGGTAAAATAAATGTTGGTTTTGATACATATAGTGTTGCGTATAGTGCATCAGAACAAGATACCTTTTCATCGCAATATGGCTCAGATTTATCTTCGTTAACAATTGGTGATACAGACCAAAATACGGGATTAATATTTTCAACTAAAAAAACAACGCTTGATGATGAGTCTGGTGTAATGATAGGTAAGCTAGCTGTTTATGACACATATTTTAATAAATATAAGGACTGGTATGGTTATTATAAGGCTGAACTACCATCGAATAAAGCAGCATATGTAATAAATTCAAGAGACGTTTACAAAAACGCTTTTAATTACAATGAAACTGATATGAGTACTTATCCTACATCAGGAGCAACCTACTCTACCTCAGATAATCCAAAGTATCAATATTCTGATAATCAATTTACTCCAACTGGAAGAAGGTATTTAGAAGACAGTATTTATAATTTGGATCTTTATAACGCTAAAGAAATAGGAGATGGAGAGTTAGTTTCTAAAGATTTTTTCTATAAAAGTTCTACTAATTATTGGCATATAGAAAATATGGGCTTTTCTAATTTTAGTTTAGGAGCGGCATACTTACATACTCCAAATAATTATGGTAATTTTTGGAGATATGGAAAACTAAATGACACAATTGATTTAACATATGAAACTGTATCTACAGTACAGATGGGCACAAGGTCTATCATATTAAATACAAAAAGTGATTTTACCTCTGTATTAGATCCTGCTTTACATATACAAACGCAACAATATGTTTTTTCTAAAGGAACAAAACCTTTTATAGATATTAATGGAACTAAAACAATACATGGTTTTACTCCTCAACCATATTATAATTATATTAATATATGGAGAAAAAATGATGGTCAGTATGGTGGTGATAGTTTAGAGTCTATTGAAAATACAAGATGGATTATAGCTGGTAATTTTCATCCAATTACTAAATTAGAAAGAGATAATATTGCGTTAACAAGAGCACATCATACTGTTGTTTTAGGTGGAGATACTTTTGTTGGTCTATACTCTCATCAAATAACTACATCTCCATATTCTGAAAAAAGTTATTCAAAGTTTTTAGTATTTCCTTGTGAGTCTGCTGTAAATACAGAAATGAGAAGCGGCTATCACTTAGGAGCTGGCGATCATGTAGAAGGATTTGATCAAACGCTTCCTCCGTTTAGTAATGACTGGTTTTATAATGAGGTTTATTCACAACAAAATAATTTAAAAAGCTACTTAGCTCTAAAAGATACAGATCAAAAATATACAGACTTACCAGTAGAAATAGCATATTCAAAAACAAAATTAGCTGGTGAACAAGTAGATGCCTTTAGAACATTTCCTATATTTAACTTTTATGATGTAGAAGCTATTTATGGACAAATAAATAGAATAATTAATTTCAATAATGAAATACATTACATTCAAGAAAATGCTTTTGGACAATTGCTTGTTAACCCAAGAACATTTTTACAAGACACCTCTGGAGTTCAATCTATATTTACTGGTTCAGGAGACACTATTGAGTCACATCAATACATATCAGTAAAGTATGGAAGCAAACACATGCATAGCGTTGTATCAAGCGAAAGAAATCTATATTTTTATGATGCTACTTATGACAAACTACTTAAATATACCTCAGAAAAAAAATTAATTAGTATATCTGATGATTTAGGTAGCAGAAATATATTTGAAAAAGCAACAGCTTATGGTAGATTAAAAATAGAAGATAAGTATCCAGGAGCTGAGCGAGTTAATTTAAATGATATGCCTTTATATTTTATGGGCATACATGGTGCATTTGATTATTCTACTAATACTTTGTACATGACATTTAACGACAGGTTAAGAGTAGATAGTAATGACACATCAGAAAATCCTACAGGTAATTTTATAACATCTAATGGGTTTATAGATCCATACACACAGTCTGAAACAACGCAAGATCCTAGTAGATTTATAAACAGCACAACTATATCATACAATGAAGATATAGATGCTATTATATCTAAATATAGTCTATATCCACAGCAATGGATACAACATCAAAATTATTTACTAACTCCTAAATCAAGACTACCTTGGTTAGAGTATGCAACAAGCTCTGCAAGTGATGGATTTGCAAATAGTGACACACAATATGGAGAAAAAATACACGGTGTTTATGGTGATAATATGGATATAAATCATTCAGGATACATGTTAGGTGCGCACGAGTTAGCTGATGGAGCTTTGCAACTTTGGAGATGGAATGATAAGTCATCAAATAGAACTGAATTTTTTGATGATATAATGCAACATGAGGTAAATACATTTACATCTACAGAGCACAATATATCTTATCCTGCCACCGATGGAACTGTTACAACAGGACAGCCAACACCTGTTCATAAATCATATATAGAAAAAATTATAAATGAAGCTCCATCTGAAAATAAAAAGTTTGATACATTAAATATTATAACATCAGTTGGCAGCTTTGATGACGATTATAAAAATTCTGAAAATTTACTTAGTAAGTCAAGAGGTGTAGAGTCTGAAGATGCTGGAGTTTATTTTGAATCTTTAGAATTTATAACTGATTTTACAAAAGGATCAAAAATAGATATATCAACTACTAATAAACCTATATATCCATCTGCTACACAGTTTTCAGATGTATTGCATAAATACAGAGAAGGTATATTGAGAATGCCTTTAAGAAACAAAAATATTACTACTAGAGCGGTAGGTACATATCTAAAGGCAAGATTCTCTGCAAGAACAACAGAAAAATTTAATATATTTGCAATAATAGCAAAATACAGAAAATCTTATAATTAATGAGCTATTCACTATTAAATCAATATAAAGGCATGTATGGCAACTTATTAAACTCTAACGAGTATAATAATGCTTATACAAGTCAATTTACAACACCAAATTTAGCGATGCCGTATACCACGGCTCCTACTAGTATTGGTAATTATGAATATGCACAATCATTAATCCCTGAAGTTTACAATCCATTAGACGCTGTATATAAACCTACAGCTGCTGAACAAGCTATGACAGGATTAAGTTATGCTCAAGCGGGTACACAGGTTTTAGGAATGAAGATTGGTGAGCAAACATTAGGAACTAAGTTATTTGGTAAAAATTTTGGTACAGGGACTGGAGCTAAGTTTGCTAATCCTTTTACAACTAACGCATCAGCAGGAACCTTTGAAGCAGCAACAGCTGGTTCTGGTACAACAGCAGTACAGGCGGGCGCAAGTAATTATTTTAGCAACTTATCACAAGGATCTGTTTCTGCTGGTTTACCAACATATATAGCTGGTAGGCTTGTAAGAAGCGCTTTTGATGATGATGATCCTACAACATTCTCAGCTGGTGAAATGTTAGGGGCTGGTATATCTGGAGCTGGAGCAGGATCTGCTATTGCTGGTATGTTAGGTTTAGCTGGGCCTGTTGGTATGATTGCTGGTATAGGAATATCATTATTAGGCGGAGCTAAAAAGAAAAAGAAAGCAAAAAAAATGTTAGCTGAATATCAAGCTAAAGTTGATGAGAGAAAAGCTGAAATTAAAGAAATGTATCAAGAAGGTATTGGTATAAATCGTGAAATGAGAGAAAGACAATCTCAATCAGAACAATATATGCAATATGCCTCACAATATAGAAATCCATATGGAATGGGTAATTACAGAGGATTTGAAAAGGGCGGTAAATTTGATCAATATTTTTTAGGAGGTTTGTTTGATGCTGTAGGAGATCTTTTTGGTGCAGGTGCAGATATAATAACAGGTACAATTGATACAATTAGCAATGTTGGTGAAGATTTATTAGATGTAACAGCAGGTGCTGCTACAGAAGTAGGTAGTGCTGCTGTTGATGTTTTAGAGACTACTGGAGTAACTGATGTTTTAGATTTGGCTGGTAGTGGTGTACAAACTGTAATGGAAGAAGGTGTAAAACCTGTCGTAGACGCTGCAATGGACGTTACGTTTGGAGCAATTGAAACTGGTATTGATTTAGCGTCAGATACTTTAGATTTTGGACTTAATATGGCAGCAGACACATTTGGAGCTGTTGCACAAGTTCCTTTAGGAATTATGGAAGGCGCAGCAGACATGATTTCAGGATTAGGTGGTGGCGATTATCAGGTACCAGATTTACCTCCATTACAAATATCACCAGCTGATCCTTCATTAGCAACTCCAAATATAACTACAGTAGATCCATATGGTAATCCTGTAAGACAAGGAGTAGGATTAGATCCAAATTTAGTATCAGGATCATTTGGCTTTGTAACTCCAGAAATGCAAGAAGGATCTAATATATATCAAGAAACTCAAGAAAAAGTATGAGCGCTGAAAAAATAGTAAAGTTAGTTTTAAAAAATCAACTAACTCCAGGATATATAAAAACTTTAATGGGAATGATGAATCCCAAAAATAAAGGTTTAGGGCCAGACAAAAGCTTTGAGCCTTTTATAATCAAAACTGATGACGATAAATATGATTTAAGAATCGGATATTCATCGTTGGGTATGTTTGATGATTTACAAAAAGCTAAACAAGCAAAAAACGAACAGCCAGCTTTGTCTTTAGAGACTATAAAGCAAAAGCTAAAAAAAGAATATATAGATTCTGAAGTTGCAGCTAAGAAATATGTTGAGTCAAAAAAAGGCAAGGGATCTTATTTAAAACTACCTATTAAAAATCAATTTGTACTAGCTAATTATATGCATACAGGTCATAAGAACGAAGCCTTTATGGATGCTGTTATAAATAATGATTTTAAAGGAGCTATGAAAAACTACACTAGAAAAGGCATAGGTAATGCTAATGAGTTTTTTAGAAATGTTATGTTTTCTGGTCCAATAGGTGAAAATGATTTTGGAAACTTAAATCAAGCACAAAATTTTGCAAACAATTTTCTTGATCAAAAATATCCTGAAATAAAAGACGACTTTGTTCCAAAAGCAGAAAAAGGTGGTAAGGTAGAGGCTGTAGCTGAGTTTACGGGAGGTGAACTTGTGAATAACAAAGAGAGCGAAATGAGATCTGCTATGAATAAAGGCGATAATAAAAAAGCAGCAGATATATTTAGAAGTCAGGTAAAAGAAAAAAATATAACACCAGGTGAAGCTAGCCACAAAACTAACCCTTTACCTGTAGCAAAAAATGGTACTGTATTAAATAAAAGTGGCAAACCTACAGGACAGAAAGCAAAGTCTGGAGCTGGTATATACGATCATATTAAAGATCAATATAATCCAAACATGTCTGATGAACAAGTAGTTGCTATGGTAAAAAAGAACCACGCTAAATGGCGTAAAAATAATATGGATTAATGGCAGCAGCTACTTTTAATACAGCACTAAGAGATAAAATATTTAAAAACGAAGGTTTTCGTGAAGATATGTACCTTGATCAAGGTGGTACGCCTACTATAGGATATGGTTATACTAAATATTCATTGACAGGTAAAAATGGAATACCAAATTGGAAAGAATACTGGAAAGCAGATGGAACGCCAACTGGCAAAAAAATGACAAGGGAAGAGGCAGATGAAATTGCGCAATTGGTTACTCAAGAATATATTGATCAAGTTAATAAAGACATAAAAAATGAAAACTTAACTGAAGAACAATATAATTCTATTGTTGATTTATACTATAGAAATGGTAGAGGAAATGTCAAAAGAAGTGGTGTTATTGAGTTAATTAATGAAGGTAAAATTGATGAAGCAGCAGACTTAATTGAAAATGGCGGCAATAATGGAAGGCTTGCAAAAGTTGGAGGCAAAGTTGTACAAGAAGGTGATGAGGGTTACACAGGAATAACAAACAGAAATAAAAGAGCTGCTGATGGATTAAGATCTGGTTCTGGAGCTTCAACCAATCCAGAAGACGTTACTGTTTTAGAAGATGTAGAAGTAAGCGGAGGAAGAGTAATTCAAAATTTAGATCCAGTTGCAGAAGGAGAAGAGGTTGTTGAAGAGATATATGCTTCTGATAATACAAACGAAAATATTGAAGAGTTTGAAAGATATACGCAAACTGCATATGGAGATGGTTTTGAGGTAAGACAAAAAGATGGTAGAATGGTTGTTGTTAGAGTGCCTGTACCAGAAGGAGAGCCTGAACCTACGCCAAATTATGAAGAGGTTGAAGATGTTGATGAAATGAATTATACAACATATGTTAATCAAGGAAGAACAATAGAACCATCTGATCCGCCACAACCACAAGTATTAGATGCTGATGGAAACATTGTTGATCAACCTACAGATGAAGAAGGTGAAGCTGCACTTAGAGAAGAAGAAGAAAGACAAAGACAAGAAGAAGATGAAGCTGAAAGACCTGCAATAATTAAAAGAGGTGAGGACGCTAAAGAATATCAAAAGCTTATAAAAAGAAATAAAACATTAAGAGCTGCTTATAAACCCGCAGACATGCCTAATGTATTCGCTACAGAGATTAGAAATAATGAAGAGAGAATGAGTGAGATTGAACAAGAATATAATCTTACAAGACCTACAGATGAAGAATACGAAGACAGAAGACTAGAAATAGTTAATAATATTATATCTGCTGATGATGACAATCCTACACCAAGCGAAGAAGACTTGATTGATGATGCCTTAGAAGAGGTTGAAGAAATAGGTGAAGAAGAAGAAAATGTACAAGAAACTATAGATTTAGGCGTTTTAAACACAAGTGATATACCAGATGACGCAACTATCAATCAAGGTGTTGCAACGTGGGAAAATGATGAAGGAGATATAGTTCAGGCTACAATACAGGATGTAGATGAAGAACCTGTAACTGAAGAACCTGTAGTTGAAGAGCAGGAAAATGTAATAAATACCGACAATACAAATAAAGACACTCCTCCTACATTTATGGACAATTTAGGAGATATAGGAAATGTATTGCAACAGGGATTAGGCATTGTAAACAATATAAGACAAAACATAAATAATCAAGATGATTTGGTTATGTCAGCTCTTGGTAAAAAAGCATATGCAGAAGCAATGAAAGAGATTAAGCCTGTAGAATACGAAGGCCTTTCTGATATGTTTAAACAGCATTTAAATCAAGTTAGAGAGCTTTCTAAGATGGGTTTTAGTCCTGATGAAAAACAAAGAGCTAGAGCAGAAATAGATGCTGCATATGGCAAAGGAATTGAAAACGCAGTAAGAGGTACCGCTGGAGATAGAGCTAAGTTTTTAGCTATGTCTGGAGTTTTAGACAGCCAAAGACAGTCTGCTTTATTAGACTTTGCCGCTAAAGATGCTGAGCTTAATAGAGCTAATATGGACAAGTATACAAAAGCATTGTCTTTTTCTGAAGAATACAATTTAAACAAAAGCAAAGCTGAAAGAGCTGAAGAATTACAGTTAGAGTTACAAAAAAAGAAAGGCGCATCAGATTTTGCAGGTAAAGTATTTCAATCTTTACAAGAAAGAGCTGAAGCTCGTAGATTGGCTCCTTTAGTAAATATGTATAAATCTTCATTACTACAAGGAATGACTACTGGACATACAGATCTTTCTACGCCAAATATAGTTACTAATAATAACAATCAGGGACAATAATGGACGCATACGGATATAATGCATTAAGTGGTTTTTTTGGCTCAACTAACATGAAGTCACAGCGTAATGCTGAAATTATGTATTTAGAAAAAATATATAATTTACAAAGACAACAACAAGCAATTGAACAAAAAGAACAAGAAGACAGTCAACAATTAATTGACTTATCGTATCAAACAGCTGTAGAGCTAACTACAGGAAAAAATACAAGACGAAAAGATTTGCTTGATTTACAAGAAATGTCTAGTGATTTATTAACTCCTATAAACGAAAAAATAAGAAAGGCTGGTGGTTATCAAAAAGCTAAAAGATTAGGTATAGATGAAGATTTAAGAAATTATCAATATCAACTTTTAAATAATGATAAAATTTATCAAATGAAGCAAAACCAAATAGCAATAGCTGCTATTATACAAGCAGATGCTGATGGTAAAGGTCATTTAGTTAATGAAAGAACAAGAAACTCTTTTAACAATTGGCAAAAAGAAGTGACTGATAAAGTTGAATGGAGAGGATCATTAGACGGAGAAATAGATTTAACCTTTATTGATGAGTATGATAGAGAAACACCTATAAATACTGATGATTACATTTACAATAACAAACACATATTAGCGGCTGATTGGGCATATTTTGTAGCTGGTGATGATACTGATAAACAAAACGAAGCTTATAATTATGCAATTAATAATCCTAGCATAATAAATGCTGATGGTTGGGTAGATAGAAAATTAGGAAAAACAAAAGATTTTGATAGAAGTATTAAGTTTGGTTTAAAAGATGTTGAAACAACATTGTCTCAACAGCTAATGAAAGGTCAAGAACAGATAATACCAGATCTTAGAGCGGCTGAAATTATAGAAAATGGAGGGTATGCAAAGTATGTTTCAGACAATGGACTATTAGCATTTTATGAAACAAACTTTAGTATTGATGAAAAAAGTAGCAACATAGAAACTAAAGATAGTAGGGTTGCAGATGTTGCAGGTCAATTATTTGTAAACGACAAAGAAATGGAGTTTAGAGTAATAGATGCAGCATTAAGAAATGATAGCTCTCCTGGCATACCAGATGATTATTATATTGATAGGAAAGGAAATTATGTTTTAAGAATGAATGAAAACATGATGTCTACAATGTTTGATTATAAAGGAGAATCTATGGCTGAAGAAGGGGGATATTTAGATCGTACAGCTGATGATATGAGAATAAATGGTATTTATTTAGGAGCTAAAGCTGTTTATAAGGATTTATATACTGGAGAGGTAAAGGAAATGCTTTTAACAAAAGGAGTCAAAGATTTAGATCCTACCGATAGAGCTAAGTTTATAAACAAACAATTAAAAGGTAAAGCAGATTTAGAGTCAGTTACATACAAACCTGCCTATATAATGCAGCTAGTAGAAGAAGAATTTATTGACGATGTTTACTATAAAGAAATAAATTTAGGTGACAATAAAGTTTTAACAAACTTAAAAGACGAACAGGCTGATAAAGATTTATCTACCGCTAAAAATGAAAGAGCAAGAATAAATGCTGAAACTGAAACTAGAAAAAGAAAAGCAGAAGTTCAAGCACAAGTTGCTGGAACATTAGATAATATTTACGCTACAGGAGATCAAGGAGTTCAAGTATTATTTAATGCATATCAGGCTCCAGCAGCTTATACTTTTGCTGCAAATAAAATACCTTCTTCTATGAATCCATTTGTTATGGCAGATATTTTTGATATGTCTCAAAAATTAGGTAGAGGTCAAGGTCAAAACGCACAAGATTTTTCTGGTAATGTTTCTAATGTTTTAAATAATTTTAGTAGATTAGCCGATACATCACCAAACCTTTATAGAATATATCAATCAGGTAATACTAAAGCTTTAATGGAATATTATAAAGAAACATTAAGCAAAAAAGAGTTTGAAGAAAAAAAGTCTAGATTTAGATTGTGGGCTAAATATTTTAAATAATGGCAGATATAAACGAGCAAACACCTTCAGAAGGCATAAATGAATACGAGTCTGGAATGACTAGCGCAAATGAAACTGATGCGTTTTTATCATTATTATCACAGCAGGGAACAGAATATGATAAAGCATTATCTTTATATGCTGGACAACAACAATCACAAGAAGCAAATAGATTACAGCAAGAGCAATTAGGCATGAGACCTACAGGGGTAGGTGTAAGCCCTACAGCAGGTGCTGGCCCTGTAGTAGCTCCACAAGATTTAGCTACTTTAGGAGGTACAGTTTTAGGTACTGCATTAGGAGGCACAGCGGGCGGAGCTGTAGGTATGGGTATAGGATCTGCTATTTCTGGATTTTTAGGATCTGACTCTATGTTACAACAAAGCCTTGAAGCAGGTACAGGGGATTTAATAAAAGGAACTGGAGATACATTTGAGTTCTTGAAAGCTGTTGTAACTCCATGGGATCCAGATGTAGACCAAAACACTACAATTGGTGACTATCTGCAAAGAAAAGGATCAGAAATATCAAATAAAAACCAAATATTTGTTGCAGACGAATTAAAGGGTGTTGGTTGGGGACAATTAGCTAGTCCAAGATTTTGGGCAACAGATGTAGCAAAATTATTACCATATTCAATGTCTTTCTTTTTACCTGCTGGTGTAGCTGCTAGAGGAACAAGACTATTGTTAAATTCAAATAAAGTTTACAAGGGGGCAAGAACCTTGGGTGTAGGTGAAAAATTATATAAACCTGTAATATCTAAAGCTACAAAACGACAAGCTAAAAGAAGAGGTTTGCAAAAAGGTGAAGAGTTTGCAAAAATGGAAATGCGTAAAGGCATCGATATAGTAACAACAAGTATAGGTGGTGGTATTGGTGGTAACTTTGCTGAAGGTGCTTTTGTTGCAGGAGAAACTATGCAACAAGCATTAGCAGATGGACTTACTCCACAAGAAGCACAAGCGGCAGCATCACAGGTATGGAGAGATAATACTAATTGGGTTTTAGCAGATATAGCACAGTTTGGTTTAGTATTTGGAGGATTAGGTAGATTGGCTAGGGGTTTTAGAAATTTACCAAAACCAATCCCTTTTGGACAAAAAATAGCTCCTTTTATACAGGCTGGTGCTACAGGTGCAATTGAAGGTACGGCAGAGCAATATCAAGAGGTATATCAAGAGTGGATAAAAAATAGAGCTATTGCTGAAAAGAAAGGATTAGATTACATGTCTTATACAGACTTTTTTAAAAGTCCTGAAATGCTACAAACAAGAGTTAGTGCATTTGCTTTAGGTAGTGCTATGGGTTCTAGAGGGGGTTATGTTGATGCTATTGCCGAAAGAGATTATCAATTACAAGAGCAAAGAAGAAGACTTGGTGATCTAATGGATTTAAATGAGTTTGAACAAGCTCAAGCTATGCGTAAAGATATTATAGCATATACTGTTATTGATGAAAATGGTAATGCTCAATTAGCTAAATCTAGAGTCGAAAGAATGGTTGCTGAAGGACAAATGAGAGAAGAAGTAGGTCAGCAAATTACAGAAGCTATTGAGCAATATGAAGATATATATGAGTCTACACATAAAGGTAATTCTTTAAGTCAAGCTGGTAAAAGACAAATATTTTTAGCTAGAGTAGAAATAGCTGAAAGAAAAGCTGCAATAGAAAGATCTAATGAGCAGAGACAACAAGAGCTAGATTTAGCTAGTGAAAATATAAAAGATCCTGTAAAGCTTAAACAAGCCCAGGAAGAAATTAATAATAATTTTGATAATGAAGTTCAAATATATAACGAAGAAATTCAACAACAAGAAGAACTTATTGAAAACTTGGCTACAGTCAGGTTGGGTAAACTTACAAAAGATAAGACAAGAGTTAAAAGATCATCTAAAGGATTAACTCCAGATCAGTTTAGTGAGTTTACATCTGAAGGAGTAAAAGCTGAATTAGAAAAGCCTGGATTAATATCTAGAGCTGCAACAGCTGTTAAAGAAGGTGCTGCTGCTGTTAAAGAAGGGGTAACCAAAGCTGTAGAAACTGTTAAAGAAAAAGGTTTTAAACAGACTGCAAAAGATATTGTAACATCTGAAGGAGCATTAAATCTTAAAAACTTTTTACAAGATCAATTTACACAAGGCAAAAATTATGTAAAAAAATATCTATCACAAAACGCCCCAAAAACATCTCAAGCTTTAGAAAGAGAGATAAATGCTGCTAAAGAAGAATTGGGCAACAGAAATTTGACTAAAGAGCAGATTAAGAAAAAAGCAAAAGAGATAGTTAACAAGATTAAAAAAACAGATCTTAAAGGAGCAAGCGGTGAAGTTTTGGATAAGATTACTGAGTTTGTAGAAGGTAAACTTAATGGTACAATAACAGAAAAATTTGTGGATATAGCCAACTCATTAACTAAAAAGGTTGATGAGCTTACAGAAAAAGTAGAAGCTAGAAGACAAAAAGTATCTGAAGAAGATATTGAAACAGCTCGTAAAGTAGATGCGCAAACCGCAACAACAGAAGAGGTTCAAGAGGCTGAGGTTGTAGAAAAACCTAAAAAAAAAAGTAAAAAAACAGCAAAGCAAGAATCAGACAAAGTAAAGCCTAAAGAAACCTCTGACACCGACACTCCAAAAAAGTATACTGATTTTATTAATAAATATGTAAAAAGGTTTGCTAACAGAAAAGATTCTGATGCAAGAAAACCTGTACAAAAATATATTACTAGGGTTGATGAAAAAGGATCATTAATAAGAGGTTATCTCCGAGCTGCACTAGAAGAAAAGTTTCCAGGAACAAGAATAGAATTTGCTAATAGACAGCTTATAGAAGGGTTTGGAGCACCAGCTGCCGCTGTGTTTTTTAGTAGTACTATATTGGTAAATCCAAGATCTGCTATGCAAACAGATTTAATACACGAGCTATCACACCCATACTATCAGTCTATAGCTGGAACGTCTTTACAAAAAAGATTAAATACATTACTAATAAAAAGAAGAATACTTACACCCAATGGTAATTTAGTTAAGTTAATTGATAACATACAATATAATTATCCATTATTGACAAGATATAAAATGGGTAAAAGTTTTGTAACAGGTGGAGATATACTTTCTGACTTTTTAGAAAACAGAAGAAATGATGTAGACTCACCTCTATCTTCTTTATTAGACTCTATTGTAAATGCAGCTGAAGCTGGTAATACATTGCAATATAAAAATGCTGTACAGTCTTTGTTTACACAACTTTCTTCTGAAGGTGTTATAAAAAGATTGAATGATGAATCACAGTTTGGTTTGCTTGAAGAGGCGTTTGCATATTCTAATGAAGACTTTAATAGAAAAGGTGGAATAACAAATGTTATTGAAAATAAAACAGACGCACAGAAATACGAAAGTATACTTAAAAGGCTATATAAAAGAGTTGCTGGACTAGCTAGCCGTGAAGAAGCAAAATCTGCTGTAGAGCAGGTTATACCTGAAACAAGGCTAATGGATTACGATCAAATGATGACGTACATTCAAAACAATTTTAATACTTTAAATGTAGAAAATCAATTTAAGCAAAACTCCTATAGCAAAAAAGCTATGCTAAAGCAAGCTAAGTTTGACGTAATATCTACAAAGGGTTTGTTTAATATTATACAACAACAAGTTTTATCTAAAGGTAAAAAAGGTGAAGAAGCCGTACAGTCAATTGCTCAAGAAATATATAAACAAAATTACAAAACATATAATACGCAAAAACAAACACCTCCATTTGAAGTAACATCTATGGAGCACGATACTTTACTGAGAAAGATTAGATCACAGGTAGAAAGAGTTACTTTCAAAGAGTATCAAAAGATAGTTGATGATTTAATAAAGTCTGTAGATAAGAGACTTAATCAAGGAGAAAGATCTGACGACTCTTTAGAGTTTAGTTTTAATAGGGAAGCTGAGCAGGTAGCTGAAGAAAACGACAAAGGTAATATCTACGATCAAGAAGAAACGTTGTTTGGAGAAACAACATCAAAACTAATACAGGCTTACTCTTTTGAAGAAAGTAAAAAGAACGACAAAAACCCTGTAAATGTAAAAGATCTATTATCAGAGTTACACTCGTTGGGACAAAAAACAAAAAAAGGCAATACTTTTACCTTCGTTACAAATGTAACTGAAAGCGAAAATCCTTCTGTCGTTAGATTTGTTAAGTTTTTAAATAATAAACTAAAAAAAGAATCTTTAGTTGATGCTCTTTTGTTAGAGATGTCTATAGACTTTGCTAACAAAAAAATAGAAACCATGAAAGAAGTTGGTTTTATGAGAGGAGACAATGGCGTTACTACCTGGGTGCCTGGAGTTTCACTAAGCACAGATGAGGCCAGATGGCAAAGCTCTATGACAAGAGAAGCTAATGAAAGATGGTTTAAAAGAAAAGGCACTACAAATGAGCAATTAAAGTCTTTAATAGACAATATACGTAACAATGAAAATATTATAGAAACATTATCTATTATATATGGAGACTCATCTTATTGGCAGTTTGTAGATAAAAGAAAGCTGTCTGAAACAGGTAACGTATATAACTATAAAAACAAAAGATATGTCTCTATATCTCAGTTAATACAAAACAATAGAGAAGATTTTGTAAAACAATATAAAGGCAGATACTATTTACAAATATCTAATGGTTTTGATAATTTGTTAGCTGATTTAATTGTACAGTCAAGAGCTAAAAATTATATAACACAAGTTAATGATGTATCTTTGAATCCAACCTTAACAATAAACAAAGAAAATTCTATACATAACAAAAATGAGAATTATGCAGATTTATCAGAAAAAGATATTAATGCATACTATCAGCTTATGGAAGACCTAGGATTTTTTAATGAAAAAGGTTTTACTAATATATATGCTGCTATGTTAGGAGATGGTACTGGTAAAGAGCATAATATTAGCATGTTGTCTGGTGTGTTTTCTACACCACAAGCATCACAGCAAGACACAAGAAGAAATAGAAAGTATGTTAAGATGGATAGCTTAGAGCTTATGTTAACAGACTTTAATGAATTTTTGTATTCAGTATCTAGATATAAAAGAGGTGAGCTAGCTTATTATGATCAAGCTATTGCTGTATTTGGTGCAGCTAAAAGAAGATATTACATTAAAACGCCTGTAGCTCAAACAGCAGAACAAAGACAAGAGCTGTTAGAAATGGCGTATAATGGAGGGTATAATGAGGCAAAATATGCTGATGGTACAAGAGTAAATCCATTTAAAATAATTAAAACAAAAGATGGTTTTGCTTTATCTGGACTTAATCAATATTCTAAAAAGTTTAAGTCAGAAGTAATTAAAGATTCTAAGCAAATTAAATTAAATGATTTAATAGGCGAGAAAGGCAAGAAACTAAAAGATATAGATTTAAAAAACTATATATTAAATTATTCTATAAACAAATACATGGCGCAACAAATGTTTATAGGTAATCACAATGAACACAAAAATGAAATAGATTATATAAAACGTGCAGATGGTGCAATTAAAAGACACACACCGCACGACAGAAACACTCCTATAGAGTTTGTTGCTTTTGAAGATATAGTTGATCACGATGGTTTTATTGGAACAGACGCACAAGCTTATGTGTTGCCTGGTGATGGCGATATAATTAGAAAGAAGTTTGGATCTATGCGCAATGTTGGTAATCAATTTAAACATGTGTATGATTATGTTGAGACAAGCAATCCAAATAAAAAGGTATTTGGTAGAAGAACGTTTGCTAAATTTAAGATAGACGAAATAACACCAGAAATGGAAAAGTCTAGTCCTGAAATAAAAAAGATAGCAGACATTCTTAGAGCTAGAAAAGAAGCTATTGGAAAACAAAAGCTTATTGCTGGCCCTGAAGTAACTGGAAAACTACATGACTTTACACCAATAGCTACTTTTAAATCAGCTTTAAAGGTTTATGCTCCTGGAGAAAACTATATGTATAATTTAGATCAACTTAGTGTTGAAGAAGTAGTATCTAAACAAGATGAAATTTATAACAGTTCAGGAGAAGCCGAAGTTAGTTTATTTGATAGTTGGAAAGGATTAAGCGGTGAAGGATTTGGACTACAATTAGAGTTAGATAAGGAAAGACATTCTTTTCATATGCCTTCACAATTATTTGGACATCATCATACTAACCTAGAAGAAGGTGAGCAAGACATGGTAAATAGAATGCATGAGCTTGCAGCTAAAGCAATGGTAGGGTTTGAAGATTCTAAAGGCAAAGGTGTAATTTATTCAAATCAATCAACAGCTGAAGAAAGAAAAAAAGATATAGAGTTTTTAACTAAACTTATAGGTGAAGAGTTTTTTGGAAATCTTAATACCTCATTGGCTCAGTATGCACCTGGATTACATCCACAGTTGCATAATATGATACAGCAATTAGCTGCTTCAAGATTAGTTAAATTTGGAACTAAAGCAATGTTTGGAGGAACTATAGCTTATCAAACATCGCCAATAGGTAGAAACTTACAATCATATATAAAAGTATCAGACTTAGTAGACAAGGTAGATGGCGATTCTTATAAGTCTGCTTTAAATTCTTTAATAGAGCAGGGTAAAGATTATGTTGTATCAGAAGCTATGATACCAGCATCTGCTAAAAAAGATGGTGTAAAGATTGGAGATTTAGTTTTAGGAACACGTATACCTGCACACGGTAAACAGTCGTCTGTTGTTTTTGTTGTTAAAGGTTTTGCAGCAGAAGGTATTGATGGAGCTAGAAGTACAATAGCAATACCATCTAAAGTATCTAATGTTATGGGTTCAGATTTAGATGGTGACGCTATATATTTAAATTATTCGCATGTAGGCAATGTGCCTGGCAGCACAAAAATATCACCACTAGGAACAGAAGCTAGAGTGCAAACAAACTTATTGAAAGATTATCAAGTTTCTGCTAATGAATTATTAGATTTAAATTTAAAGTTACTTGGAGATATTGAAATAGATAGTCGTAGGTATAAAGAAATAACAACACCTATAGACATTAAGGATATAGCTGAAGAAGCTATAAATAAAGTAGAATCATTCTATAACAAAAAACTTGTTATGGATAATCAACTATTGCCAACAGGTGATGCTCAATATTTTAATGATAATGTTCCTGCACAAAACATGATTGGTACTATAGCTTCATTGCAAAGAGTATTAAATGTAATGGCTGGTCATAAGGTAGGATTTACATTTGGAATTAATATAAAAGGATATGATGAGGTTTCTTCATTAGTTGACATCTATAACGAAGATAAGCCTGAAGGTTTTGCTTTTTCTGTAGCGCAGTTACTTAATATTGTTTTAGATAATGCTAAATATCAATACGCTAATAAGCTAGGGCTTACACCAAACACAGTAAATCAATTTACATTACTATCTAGGCTAGGTATTAGTTTGTCAGATATTTCTATTATAATGAATCATCCAATTGTAAAGTTGTATGATAAGCACAGAGGAGATCAGTCTATTATGACTACAAGCATAAGCAACCAAGCGGTAGTTAATGCATATAAAGAATACTATAAAGGTGTTGGTAAAAAAGAAGCAACAAACATAGTTAAGTCTTTTGCTAAATCAGGAGATATAACCTTAAATATAGAAAAACTAAAAGGCAAAAACAAACAAAGTGAGCTTGCGTTATTTGATTTGTTATACAAGACAGAAAAGCTTACTGATGAAATATTTAGTATCGGTAAAGCTTTATCTGTACACAAAGCGATACCACAGCACGGCCATGATGCTCAAAGATTAATTAATATAATTAACGAGCAACAAAAAGGTAGTTTTATAAATCCTAACACATTAGGTAATTTTAGATCAGATCCTCTTGTAAAGCACTCTATAGATTTATTACAAAAACAAGTAGATAGACAGAAATCTACATCGTTTATGTATACGCCAGAAGCTAGACAAGTAATTGAGTATATAGAAGATACAAGAAAAATAAAATTAGACTTTAGTAGATATGAGCATAGAAGACTTATGCAAGATTATTATCTAATTAAAGTAGCAGAAGCTATACCTACTGTTAATTATAATAATAGAACTGTAGCAGAGGTATATAAAATATTAGAAGATTATAGCAAACAGCCTGGAGAAAACTTTGTTAAAAAGAGCCTATTGTTTAGCAATATAGAAGGTAGTCCTTACTTTGAAAACAATATTCAAATAAATCCTAATCAAATAAATAAATTTTCTGTAGAAGAAACAATACAGGCTTTACGCAATGACTTTACTTTATTGCCTACAGAAATTAAAGATGCTTTATTACAGTATGATTATTTAAAAAATGGTTTAGGATTTAAAGGTAAATCACTTACACCTTTATTTGAAAAAAATTATATTAAAAATAAATTTGATTTATTAGATGATTTATTGCAAAAAGAAATAAACAACAATATATCAATAGAAGATCCTGCTGTTGCTGATAAGGCTAACGAACTTATGTTAGCTCATCCACAGCTTTTTAAGCAAGATGAAGAAAAAATGCAGACTACTGTCGCTGAAAAGAAAAAGTTGAAAGGACAACAATCTTTTGAGCCAACAAACACAGCGTCTTTAAAACTAAATAAAAGAGAGTTTTATCAAGATCATTTACAAGAGCTAACTAAAACTTTAACATTTAATGAATATGTTACATTTTTAGGTTATAGTTCTGACGCAGTAAATAAATCAGACGCAAAAACAAAACAATACTTTGAGGATAGGTATCAAAGATATTTAAACTCTTTGTCTAACGTTGAAAAGCTTGAGTCTAATATGAAAAATTTAGAGTCAATGTCTATAAAAAAGTTAATCAACGTAGCAAATGAATTGCAAAATAGAGAAGATGAATTAGCTAGTCCAAAGTTGTTGCACAAAATACATTTAGCAATAGGCAATAAAGCTATGGCAATACAATCTCAAAAGTTAGCTGATAAGACAGGAGAGGTTTTTGAAACTACTGATGAGGATATATCTACAATAAGAAAATGGTTTGGAGCTAATAACATGACATCAAAGAGACCAGAGGTTCAGTTTATGTTAAACGAAATACAAAGAGAGTATAGAGAGTATGTAAGACAAGTAAAATCTTTAGTGGCTGAAATTAATGTTGTAGATAGAGCATTAAAGAAAAGCAAAAGCTTAAAAGGCATTTTTAATCCTAGACAAAGACATTTAGAGATTTATGGTAAAATGTTTACTGAAGATGTTGTTAATGGTAAAACCAACGGAATTAGATTAGTTGAAAAGAAAACTTTTGAAGCATCTAATCCTAGTCAACAAGAAAGAGATTTTTATAATAAATATCAAGAGATTACAGCGCGATTTAGAAAACAGCTAGGTAAGTCTGGTATGGGTGAGTTTTATATACCACACGTACAAATGGGTAACTTAGAAGCTTTATCAGCTAGAGGTCTTCTTGGTTTATATGCTAACTATTTAGGTAGTACTACAAACATAGATGGTGTTAGAATAAAAGGAACTAATGGAAATGGTAAGCCTGTTATACAGTCGTTTAAATATTTTAAAGATTTGTATTTAAGTGAAAACGGAGAGTTGACAATGCCATCTGGAAGAAGAATTAATGAGCTTAGAAAGCTTAAATCAAAAGCTGAAAAACAATTAGCTTTAGGCAAACATGAAGACGGTGATCCAATTATAGCTACAGATTTAGAAATGGATACACTAATGGAAGGCGGCTTGTTTAGTAGATTTAATGCTGGAAGAACAGTTAGAGCAAAAGAACTTACAAGTTTTGATTTAGCAGAAAACCTAAGACAGTATGTAAGGTCTGTTACCTTTGTTCATGGATACGGAAGCTTTAGAGGAATGAATGATGTATCTACTCTTGTTGATGCTGTCATTGCGGTTAATAAAAATATGGGCAATAAAAATACAGCAGAGTATGTTACTAAAGTCTGGAGACAAGGTTTCTTGAGAAAAGAAAAACAAAAGTCTGTGTTTGGATCTAAAGCTGACAAAGCAATTAGCTTTATGGTTAGATGGACAGCATTAGTTCATTTAGGATTTAGTGCTGCTGTAGGTGTGGGTAATATATTAGCTGGTAAATATCAAGAGCTTAGGTCTAAAGGTGGTAAACAATTTTTATTGGGAGAGAAAAGATTTTGGACATCATTTACTGATAAAGAGTGGAAGGGCATGGATATACTTAAAAAGTATAGAATTGTTGAAATGAGCTTTAGTGATGTTGTTGGATCTAGAGATTCGTTTAGTAAGATAGAGGAGTTTGCGTTCTTGCCAATGGAAATATCAGAAAAATGGATACAAGGTGCTGCTTTTTTAGGAGAACTTACTAACGAAGAGTTTGAGTCTGGCAATATATCTGAAGAAAGAGTTATGCAAATAAACTCTAAAATAGCAACACTACATGGCGAAGGTTATACACAGCTTGATCAAAGACTGTTATCTATGTATTCTTTAGGTATAGCTGCACAGCAATTTAAGAGATGGTTTATTACATTGGCTTATAATAGGCTTAAACAAGAAGATATAAATAGATTTGGCGAGTATGAAATAGGATCATATAGAGCTGGATATGATTTTGTAAATAGAATGTTTGCAGGAGAAACTAAACTTTCTGATATGAAAAAAGAATTTGATTCTTTACCAGAACATAGACAAGATGCAATTAGATCTTTATTAAGAGGTATTGGCTTAACAGCTACTTTACTTTTAATAGGCGCGCAATCAGATGATGAAGAAATTTACAGCAAAAGCATACAAAAATTAAGCAATGATGCGCTAATATTTACAGATGTAAACAGGTTTGTTAACTATACAATACCACCAGCGTCTATATCTACAGGTAGAAATGCTTTGCAGTTTAGTAAAGAATTGGTTACATTTGAAAGATACCAAAGAGATTCAAAGTTTGGAGACAGAGGAGACTTAAAAGCAAGAGGAACGGCTCGTAAGATATTGCCATTCAAGGCGGTTACAGAGCCATTGCTGAGTAAATAATTATTATATTTGTAAAAAAAAATAAATAATGGCTAATATTAACGATCATTTTAACAATTCATTTAGCGTACACGGTAGTAAAATTGTAACTGGAAACACAGCTATAACAGCTTCTTCTGGTACATATTTTGCTGTACAATTTATTACAGATTGTACACCTACGGCGTTTACGCTAGCTAATGGCGAAGGCACATATAGCGGCATACAATACGGTGAAGGAACTGTTATCTATGGAGATATAACAGCAATTACAGCTGGAGCATCAGAAACATATATTTTATTTAAAAAATAATGTTAGGATTAGGATTAGGTAAGTTTGGCAAAGGCGTAAAGTCTGGCATTGCAAAACTATTAAGTAGTTTAAAAAGACGTGCAGAGTATTTTGAAAATAAAAATGACTCTAAGTCTCAAATAAAAGTTTTAAAAGACTACGATCTTTTAGACAAAGCTACTATACTACTTACTCCTACTGCAACAAGTAATGCAAGGGTACACTCTGTAAAGACTTATACAGGTGATGAACTTGTAACTGATGGTGATTTTGCTTTAACAGGTACACAGGCAGAAAGTACAACAGGAACATATTGGACAACAGGTACAGGTTGGACAATAGCAAATGGCAAGGCGGTTGCTGTGTTAGCAAATAATACATTTCTACAACAAAATCAAGATACTATTGCTGACAAAACATATAAAGTAGTTTATACAGTAAGTGATTATCAGAATGGTAACGTAAGGTTTCAATTTAGCGGTGGGGGTGGTAATACTATTGGAACAAGTGTAAATGCAAATGGTACATATACAGAGTATATAAAATCTACATTAAATCACACGATTTATAGGTTTAAAGGTACAAGTGCTGATGGTGGATTTACAGGAACAATAGACAACGTATCAGTAGTAGATGTATCATCAGACTTTGACTTCGATAGAGCAAGTAGTGCTACAAGAATAAACTCTGATGGTTTAGTACAAGATATGCAGAGTATTACTGACCCTGAATTAGTACTTAATGGTGATTTTGAGGAGTTAGGTGATAATGTTTTAACAGCCCCTTGGGTAGAGGGTAATGGTTGGAGTACAATTACTGATGGTATTTTTTGTGATGGTTCAGTTGATGGTGGACACACTAAAAATAATGTAGAAATGACCGACTACAATGGAAAGGCATTTTTATTAACTTATACTTTATCAAACGTAACTGATAGTAGCACATTAAAATATAAATTTGGTGGGGGTTCATTAGTTTCTATTAGTGGAACAGAAGGAACACATAGCG